ATGACAGTAGCAGTAAAAAATTTTAGTAGTATTATGAATCAAATGAGAGATGCTTATACGGGAGAGCAAACCAATGAATTTTCTTTAGCAGCGTTCATTGGACTTCAAGCTCCTTCATTATCAGACGCACCTGATGAATTACAAAAACTAACACAAGAATATCAGGAGAACGTTAGCAGTTTTTATGTGCAAGAAGAATTAGACTTAAAAGAAAATGTTAAGCAGTTAGAGAATGATAAAAATCAAACAGCTTTTTTTGAAAATATGCGGAAGAAAAAAGAGGAAGCTTTAAAAAAATCGGAAGACATGATCAATAAATACTACGATTCGTTGATAGATTTTGGTGAAGAGCATCCTGCAGCTCAAACACTAATCCTTACTATTGCTGATAAAGTCGGTGCCTTTATACAAGATATTATGGATAAAGTTTTAAATGTTTTTGTTACTGTTGTGGAAACTGTAAAAAATGCAATAAGTGCTGCTATTAATTTCATTTCCTCTACTTTTAATTCAATTGTTAATACTACGAAAAATTTCTTTTCTAGTTTATTTTAAAAACATTCTTAGCAGGACTGTCTCTGGGCAATCTTCGCTATGTATCATAAAATATCACTTCAGCAATACCTATTGTTTTCTAATAAAAAAGTAGTTATTTATTAGATTGCTTCTCTAAAGATAAAACAGGTGTGAAAGTGCTCCTCAGTACTTCACACCTGTTTATTCATTTTAATTTTTAACTATGCAATTCTTTATATTTTAATCTAGCACCTCTTTTTATCACGATGCTCTGTATGATAGAGGAACAATAAATGTTAACCAATAATAAACTCCTGATTTTTCAAACCCACTTGTCATGATACCTAAATCAAATTTACAAAGCCACGATTTATCAATCTTGTCTTTATCTACAGCCTGTCTAACGTAATCACGTATTGCTGCTTTAGTTGTCTCCTAATTCTAACGATTTTTGGTGTTTTATTATATTTTTCCAACCATTAAAAACCCCCTCTAAAGCGTTAATTTATAAGATTTCTCAAACTTATCTCTTAACAAATCAAATCTTTTTAAAATATACTGTTTCATTAACCTTCTGTTAGCAACAATGATGACATTTAATATATTTATCGTCAATCGATTATAGTTAAAATTAGTATAGTTATGTTATGGTATATATGTAAATAAAAGTGGTTTTTATTACAATACATAGGAGGAGCAAAATGTCTACTATTTCACTTAGAAAAGATAAAGTAAAAATCGTACTCACAAAGAAAAAATTAACCGGGGTTCGTGCAAAAGTTGGTCTTGTATTGGATATCTCAGGCTCAATGAGACACTTATACAAAATTGGCGAGGTTCAAGAAGCAGTAGAGCGAATCGCAGCAGTAGCTTCCCAATTTGATGACGATGGCGCTTTAGATATCTGGGTCTATGATAATGAATTCTCTCGTCTATCTGAAGTAACTGAGTACAACTTACTAGGCTATGTTGAAAAAAACATCCTTAATAATGATGAGGTCCATAAATTCGGCCGAAATGATGAGCCTCAAGTTATGGCTGATGTAATCAAAAAGTATACAGTTGAAGAACCTAGTGATGTACCTGTCTTCCTAATTTTCATCAATGATGGAGGTTGTAAAGCTGGCATTAAAAAATTCATTGTGGAATCCTCCACGAAACCAATATTCTGGCAATTTGTGGGCATCGGCGATTCTAATTTTGATGTATTACGTAAGTTAGATACTATGGAAGGACGCTACATCGACAACGCAAGCTTCTTCCACTTTGAGGACATCGAAACAGTATCCGATGAACAGCTATACGAAAACCTACTAGATGAGTTCCCTTCTTGGTTACAAGAAGCAAAGGAAAAAGGAATATTGGCACAATGACTAACCTTGAAACAAAAAAGCCCAGGCTCAAATTTATGAGGACCTAGGCTTTGTGCTATGTTAAAATCAAACTTCTACATATACTTTTTCATTATAAGAATAATTTTTTATTACACCATTTACGATCATACTCTGAGTTAAAACTCCTTTAATATATCCCAACTGATCTACCACCATCTAGTTTTTTTGTTGTATAACTACCATGCGACTATGACCATGAAGCATCTCCAGTAGATCTAGATGTTACATTTACTATGTTAATCATACCATTGTTCAAAGTTGCATACAAAATGGTAGCTGATAGTTTTGCAGCAGTAGTTGTAGAAAATGTACCTGTTTTATTAATTGTAGTACTTCCTGCTATAGAATTTACAACTTGTGTTAAATTGATTATTATTTTCTGTTAAATTAGAGTTAAAATTAGATGTTACTTGCTCTAAATATTTAAATTCAATAGGGATAACTCCTTCTGGAATTCCTGTTACAGTTATAAGATTAAATCTTTCATCTAGTTGGTCCATTGTTTTAATAGAAGTTGTTTCTACAGCTTTATTTTGTTCTTCTGCTAATGCAGAAAATCAATCGATTGACATTAAATATCTTTCTAAAAAAAGTGGATCTCATTATATCGGATCCACTTTCATTTTTCTTTACGAATTAATTGCTGTAATAACCCAGATGGAAATGTTAACAGAAATAATAATTAGAAGAAGCGTGTAAATTAGGTACTTATCATCTTTTTTCTTCTCCGTTTTAAAGAATAAAATTTTGATTAAAATCAATACTACTGCAAGACCGCCAAGTATTTTCGCAAGTAGGAACGCAGACACCTTTACTTTTCACTCCTTTAATTACAGATTATTAACATTGTGAACCTGACCAGATAGGCTTATCTTGAAACAGCCTTGTACATTACTGGCTCAAACGATCTGCGATGTGGAATAGCTGTGTGTATTGTTGCCATGACCTCACCTGTTTTTGCATAATAAAAAGAACACCATTAAATACTTTTTTGGTGTTCTTGAGTTATAAACTATAAAATACCCTTATTTTTTAAATCATCTCGGTTAATGTAAGTATCTCCGTTGTAAATTTTAAATCGTATTCCATTAAAAGTATTTTCAACATCTTTTTCATTATCCAGATAATCTATGGGCATATCTGGAACTTCGTATATTACATTTTCAACAGTGCCAGTAAGATTGCTAGTTTTAAAGAAGGCCATTATGAAAACGGTTTGATTCCCTACTCGTTTTGCATGTGTAGAGAATTCAATTCCCTCTGAATTCATTTGAAACTCTTTCAATGAAATCCAAAATTTATGCTCAATTCCAGCTTTCGATTCATTGGGTTCTATGTTTTCTAAATCTATATCAATCAATTGATATCTATCCCGAACATTAATACCTTCTTTAACTTCTAGATATCTATCAACTATTCTAGAGGCTTCTTGTGAATATATACCTTGGGTTAACCAATCCTGGTATGTTTCACCGAATGTTTTTGCTAACCAATCTTGATTTATTATACCTCCATTCTGCCCCAATAACCCCTCTAGAGTAGTAATATCTGAGAAAAAACTATATATTTGACTTCTTGTATGAGTATAAGTTTCTCCATCGTATTTCCAACTGATTTTCTCTTTCAAATCTTTTGGCTTTAAATCTTCATAGGTAACACTGTAAGAAGAATAGTTTCCAGTATAGTAAATAGAATAATAATTTTCATATGGATAGCCAATTAACTTTTTATAACCAGAAAATTCCCCTGTTCCATTGACTTCATAAATTTTCCCGAAATCAATACTATCTATATCTATAATAGAATCAAACTGAGTTGAAACGTTTGCTTGTTTGTCAATTATAGCTATGTCTGTATCGATTAAAATGCGCTGGGTGGCACTATCCCATTTAACATCGTGCCCTAAATATTCAGAAATAAAGCGTAAAGGCACATAAGTACGATTCGATATTACTTGTGCAGGCGCGATCAAATTTACAACCTTAGCATCTACTAATGCACTATTTTTCCCGATTTCTAAAATTATTTTATGACCATCTTTTACAATTTCTACTTGCTGTTTTGATTGATTCCATTTTGTTTCGCCTTTTAAAGCCGTATTGATAGCACGTATCGGAACTAATGTACTTCCATTAACAACTTTTGGTTGCACGTCCATTTCAACTTTTTCATTTTGGTAAAATACTTCGATTGCGAAAGTAGTAGTAGATATACTCAGTGTTATAACTACAGTGAATACAATTATTAAAATTTTTTTCATAATACCCCTCCTTACACTAATATACCTAAAGTGGAGATATTTAACTATGGTTTTTACATAAACATCACTCCTCCCATTCAAAAAACACCCTTTTACGGGCAGTTCATTCTTAAAGGATGCTTTAATAAATTATCGTATATTTATTTGCACTTTATCTTCTTCTTTCTCCATGAAGATACTTATATTTTCTGATGCCTCCACTACTTTATCCGGCATTTCGATAGCAACAAAACCTTTAACAGTTGATAAAGGGCGCACATTTTCATGATGTAAATCACCATCCATTAATGTTACTGAAACTTCATAATCATATTTGTCATTATAAACAGCTTTTAGTGACGCTCCATCCCTTTGTTTCATTAACTCATCAGCTTCTGTTCCATTGTTAATTACGTTAAAATTCAATATTAAAAACTTGTTACCTTCATTAGCTTTAGTTGATACCCGTTCTTTTACAATAGTCTTGTTAAATTCAAATGACTCCAAAGTAACTTCCCAATCTTCTAATTTAAAAGTTTCCCCAATTTCTTTTAGTTCGAATTCTTCATTTTTTGTTCTTTCTTCGATTCCTCTTCAATTTTTTCATCTATTTTATCTTTACTTGTATCATTGGTTGATGAGTTACTTATAGGGTTATTTCCACATCCAGCTAAAAACAGACAAAACATAAATAGATAAATTATTAATCTTTTCATTAAAATCCCTCCTAAACATGATCTAGAGATATTTCCTTATATTCTTAATTAATATAGAAAAAGCACCCATTAGGTGCTCTTGAACTTACTTATTTTTATTTTCATTTAAATCATCAGGATAAACAATAGTGTCAAATACTTCTCCATTTGATTCATCTTTAAAATTTACTGAGACTTTATAATCATCAACTTCTGCACCGTTAAATAATTGATAGTACATGCCTGCTAAACCAAGCCCAAAAGATGCAATTGCATCGAAACTACCTTCAAACTTTTCTTTATTTACTGTGAGTGTAAACTCAGAAAAAGATTTGTTATAAGCCACATCATTTATAGAAACAAAATCTTCGCTTGTTTTAAGCTCTTCTACACTTTTTACAATTCCTTCTTTTAATTCCTTCATCATCTCTTTGTGCTCGGATTTAGACATTTTATAAGTTAAAGAACCATCATCATTCTTAATGACTTCCTTAATTCCACTATCTTTTGCCTTAGAAATAATAGAATCTATGTCTTGCCCCTCATATAATGTAGCTGGTATTGTAACTTCAACATTTAAAAGTCCTTTATCAACTTTTAATGGTTCTTCTGATGCTTTATCAGCACCATCTGTTTTCTTACCACTATCATCACTCTGGCTACAAGCTACTAACAAAATACCTAACAGTAATGTAAGTGATAAAATAAGCATTTTTTTCATTTGTTCAAACTCCCTTCCCCACCAATATACATGGATAATGGAGGAAATTCTATTATTATTTTCATATTTCTACATTTTTCACTCTTTTCAATGAAAAAACACCCTCAAATAAGGACTTATATTCAATCACAAAAAACACCTCAAAGATTCTGGCTATATATTCATAGCCAGTGAATCCTCAAGGCGTTCCCGTAGGTATAATTAATTCTAGTTTTTAGTTACTAATACTTGATCAGCTTTAACCCATTCTGCGCCTAAATTGTACCAACCATCTTTAGCTGCATGTACTTTATAAGTTCCTGGTGCTAATTGACGTTTAATTGCTCCATTAGGAGAACTATAGGTATTAATAGTAGATGTAACAGTTGCATGGTGGTTAGCAATAGTTCCATAAGCATGGTGAACATAACCAGACCCTACATTATAGAATAGAGTTCCATCAGCTGCATATTCTCTTTGACCATACACTTTGTATTTTCCACCAGCTTCAAGTTGACCGATAATTTCATATCCAACATTTTTAAACACATTTGCTTTCTGAGTAATTGTAATCGTTGCCCAAGTTCCATCATAAGTATGGTAGCTAACTGTTGGTTTGTCCCCGTTTAAATAAGGCATAGGGTCTACAGCCTCTGATTGAGACACTCGTGCTTTTTCATATATTTCAAAGTGCACGTGTTGACCAGTTGAACTCCCACTGTTCCCCATAACACCAATTTTATCACCTTGATTTACAGTTTGACCAACAGAGACACTAATAGATTGTAAATGAGCATAAAGTGTATCATATGTTTTCCCATTAATACTGTGTCGAACTATTACATAGTTTCCATAACCACCATTACATGTATTACCGATAGAACCATTATTAGAACAACCACCAACGGCTTTGTTAATCACACCCGCAGCAGAAGCGTGCACCGGTACATTGGAGCTACTATTTGCAATGTCAACTCCATAATGCATTGAACCACTTCTCATGCCATAAGGGCTTGTATAAATACCTTCAGCTGGTTTTATAAATACCTGTTTCATCAAACATTCTCCTTTTTTGCTTTCTATATTTTAGTAGTATTAGATTGAATACTATATTGATACTCTTTAATTAAGTAATTACCAAAAATATATACTGAAATTAATAGGGAATTAATAGAATAAGCCCATTACCAATTAAGCTAATGGGCTTAAGCTTTTTAATTTATTTCTTCTATAACTTAGGGATTCTTTTTGTATTAATTCAGTGTTGTTATACCACTGTTCATGGCTCCAGCTAAGCCTTGAAGGATACGTGATGCACCAGCTTCTGCTTTCACACCAGTATTAGTTGTAACAATGTTATATGGAAGTGCTGTTGAACCTGCATGGTTAGCAATTGCAGAAGTCAAATTACCAGAAGTCATCAATGTGTGACCACCATACCAAGCTGTTGTGTAAAGGTAAGCTGTTACTGAAGCTGGGTCACCGTTTTGTTCTACGAGAATATTGTACTGTAAATTAGAGTTAGCAATATATTTTGCTTCAGGAATACTCTTAGAAGTGAAGTGTTGATAACCCGCTAAAGCATAACCAGACGTTGGAGCAGATGAACTATCCGGTTCTTTTGAACCTCCAGGAGCTGCGTTTGGACTACCTTGCATAAAGTTAGGAAGACCAATTTCGAACGAACGACCTTCGTTTAAAATTTGAGTGTTGTAGTAGTTCATGATCTCAGCTGCTGTTTGTTGACAAACGTGAGAACTTAAAGCTACTGCATTTTTGAATTGAGGAACTTTTGTAGTTAAACCTAGTTCAGCAATTCGGTAAGCACGAGCTGCTAGGTTAAGCCCCCAGATAACAAATGCGTTGTAACCAGAAGAAGGGAAGTATCCACGCATTTGGTCAATATTACCACCGTTATCACCGGCACGACCTGCGCCAATGTTTACGCAAAGTTCAGTTAAACCGTTGTATACACGAGAATTACCATATGATTGACGTAGACGTGTACACATTTGCGTGAACCAAGCGCTTAAGTCCGAATAGATTGCATTACCAGCACCATTAATAGCAGCATTGATAAAGTGAACTGCCCCTAAACCAAGAACCGTACCATTAAGTGCTGTAGTAGCATGTTTTGCACCCGCTAATGAACCAACACTAACTGTTACGCCATTACCATTTGATAAGTTTACGTTTTTGTAACCAGCTTCAGCCTTAATACGATTGTAGAAGTTGCTAACATAACTAGTAAGTAGTGTACGAAGTTCAGTTTGAGTTACTGGGTTAGATGAACTAGCTTGTGTATATGAAGCCATATTAGCTTCTTTTGCTAGAGCTAATGCTGCATAAGCTCCTAAAGCTAAAATTGGGTTTTCTGGACCAATATTATTTGGGTTAGCTGGATTAATAAATGATTTGTAGTTGATTAAAATCCGGTGAATACGAGTCAAGATTTGACCACGAACTGTGGCAGAAGATGCATTAGAGTAAAGTGATGTCAAGAATAGCAATTGACTTCCAGCACGTTGACGTGTAACTCCTGCTGATTTCTTTAATGTACCAAAAATATCATGGAAGTTAGTTTTTGATCCTGAATCTGCTGCCAAACGTAATGCACCATCTCCCATAAGGTTAGTAAAGATTTTTTCTGCTTCTGTTTTGACTGTAAATGCCAAAGAAATCATCCCCTTTATATTTTATAGAAAGCTAACTTCACTAAGAACATTTGTTCTTGTTTTAACTATAGAACAAATGTTCTTATTTTTCAAGGGAATATATTTATTTTAAGGAAAATAAATGAATTATTTATTGAATTCATATACTAGTACTAGTATAATTAAAGTATAGAAAGGAGGTGAACAAAGTGGATTATGATAAGGTTTTAGCTTATCTAGTCGCAGTCGCTACAGTAATTAATTTGCTGACAGGCTCAGCAAAAATATTCAAGACATGCGAACAGGTAAGCAAAATAAAAAGCGACGCCCCTCTACCAAAGGAAAACGTCGCAAGTAAGCTGTGAAAGAGGTTTGCGCCTCCTTCCCTATAATCTTATCACATCCTTTGTATTATGAAAAATATCGGATATGTAGCTGCTTTAGCATTAGCCTTGTATATCTTAACTGACATGGTTGACTGGAGTGAACCAAAGTTTTTTGATTACTTCATGATTGTGACTTACTCACTATGTCTAATTTTAGTAATATTCAACATCGTAATGTATTTCAAGAAAAGGAAGGATTAAAAATGGATAAAAATTCACAAACCGAAGCTAATAAACGTTGGCAGGAGAAGAACAAAGAGCGTTCAAAATATATTAGCGCGCGATCAAGAGCACGTAGCTTTATTAAAAACCACGCTTTAGAGGAAGACTTAGACGAGTTTATGGAATTGATTTTAGAACGCAAACAAATATTAAATGAGATGAAAACAGACCAAGATGGCTTGTAGCTGTCTTGTTTTTTCTTGTTCTGTAGCCACATTTACAATTCTTTTCTATACTATTAAAAGCTCATTTTCAATACAAAAAAGAGCACCAATTTTGGCACTCTAAAGACTCGTAAATCTTCTTTCGTTATTGGAGAGATTGTAATAATTTGAATTAAATAAGTTTGCATTAGGTTCATTAGTGACTTCCAAAGATATATATTTTTGCTCATCATTCTTTTCATAAGCAAAAATTAAATACTTTTCTATAACAGTGCTCGTTTTTTCTTTTGCTCGCCCACCAATTATAGCACCTAAGGAACCAAAAAGATTATCCCCTGCTATAGCTCCTCTAGCACTACTTACCCAACTTTTTTGAATCTCAACATCTGTTTCTATTAGAATATCGGTAACTTTATTTATATCTAACTCGATTGTGTCCTGAGCCCTTTCAAAAATGACTCTATCTGTGCATCTGTAAACAAATATTTCAGCACCTTCAGCAATCGGTAAAACAGCTGTATGTTTTACTTTAATACTTAAATCTGCATTGAATAGTTGTTGTCGAACTCTTGAACCAAGTACTTTACTCTCTGCATCGAATTTTTCTCTCTTTCTATTAGCTTCTCTTTGTTTGCGTGCTTCTACAGCTTCAGTACTATATGTCCTTCTATAAAGTAGAATTAAAAATCCCTCAAATAGTGCAACAATTACCAATATAATAGCTAAAACGATAAAGTCCGCACCATTATATCCTTTGATGTTTAAAAACGTGCTAGTCAAGCTGTATATAAAATATAAACCAACTAATGCAATAATCATTAAATGAAGAAACTTTTTCATTTATATCGCTCCTCATACACAAATATACATAATGTAGAGAGATTTCACTATCCATTTTATGTAATTTTCACTACTACTGAAATTTTTGATTTTGTTGATAGTAGTACTTTTTCGTTATGTTTTTCCAAAATTATATATACATTTAACATCAAGGTTCCTAAAATGGTAATGAAAGGGTGTGAGTAAAATAAAAAAAATAGTGGCAGTAATCGTAATTGTATTAGTAGCACTTGTAGGAATATCTTACTTTTTGCTAGATTCAAGATATGAAGAAGGAGTCATAGTAAACGGGTTTCCAATACCTAAAAATGCTGAAGTAATTGGGGAAGATGAAATGATAGATATTGAATCAAATATATCTAACTCTCTATATTTGGATTGGCCAAAAGTGACGGATGGGCTTCCGTTTGACTATGAGCTCTTAATTATGTTAAAAGGCTGGAAAGAGGTCGACAGTGAAAAATTTGAAGATGGGGATACATTAAGGGTTTATACAAAAGATGATGCTGAAATTAAGCTTACAACCACGGAAAGTTCTATAGGTATACTGTTATCTATGCCTAATAAAAAATAATTAATATTTAACTTAAACCAAAAAAAGCCCAGGTACTCACCTTTGAATGAGCGCCTGGTTATTTATTTTGATGACTTATAAGTAATTCTTCAACCTGAGTCTTCAAAGCTTGATTAGCGTATCTCATCACTAAATGATGAAGTGATGAGATACGCAATCAAGTCATCATTTCCAGCGGTGGTTATTGTTAAATCGCTAAAATACTCACTCACCTTTTCCCACTTTACTATTTTTATTTTATCTTTTGCTAGCACCCTTTTTAGGTTGTAATAATCATTGGTGATTGACTTTAAAAGCTGTTCAAGAATCGGCATATACACTTTACTCATTTTGAGATTTTCAATAACAGCAAAGTCACGTTGTAAGGATTGAACTGCCATATCATGTATGACTAATTTATGCGACATTCTTCGTTGTTCAGGGTTCAACATACGACTTCACGTTCCTTGTGGATGACTGGAACAACCGCCAATATGTTATCAATCATGAATGTACGTTTTGCTTTTTTGGTAAAACAGTAAGCTTGAAAATTATCGCCAGCCACTTTGATAATCTTGACACGTCTTTTTGAGAATGTACCATCTTTAGCCATATACATCATGTTTACCAATTGATTACGTTGCATTGCTTTAACTAATTGATCTCGCATCTCGATCACTGGCACTACCATCTTAAATATGATGGTTTTGAATATCATCATGAACAAACACTATTAAGACATAATAGCTTACCTGCATGGGGGACTCCGATTAAGTGAATGAACATGAAGAAGTTTTTATATTAAGCTATGGGTGTGATTTAGACCATAGTAATATTGATTATTTAGTAAAAGAACGGCTGTTACCTTTTTCTCATTGGACTAATAAGAAAGGACCTAAGGAAACAGATATTTGTGTTAGATATGAGGTATTTGATATTAACCCAAAGAAACACAAACAACTCTATTACGGCCACAAATTTTATATTAATAAAATGAGATTAGAGGCTTTCATGTATTCACTCTCTAAACTTAAAGGAAATCTTGTTTATGTTCACCCTAAGGTTAGAGGGCATGTTAATGTTTATATTGATGACCTAGAGTATACTGGCCGAGTATACCAAACATTAGTGAATGACCAAAAATTAATTTTTATAGACGAGGAATCTGAAAATAATTTCACTTAAAGAGAAAAGTTGCCCAAACTACAAAAAGATTTACACTATCTAAAGATGCAAAGTAATATAACTTTCGAAGAGTGAGATCTTTTAGTTACTAATTGGATAAATCGCATAATTAACGAAATTAATTAAAAAAGCAATAAAATTGTTCAAAGTCTAAACTTTAATAGTTTACTGTTGGACACATTAAGCCCAGGCTCAAATTAATGAGTACCTGGGCTTATCCTATTAATTGCTACGTTGAGCAATGATAATTTCCAATCCTTTAAAATCACCACCCGTCAATGTGCCAGCATCAAATTTTTCAAGGTGTGATTTATCAATAAGCTCTTTGTCTACTGCTTGTTTGAGGTAATCACATTTTCTGCCAATATACGGGGCGGGCAATACTTGCCGTTCCAGTCCTGATGTTTCTTCACTCTCTCAATGCCCTAACTGTTTGTTTTAAAAGCTTTGCAATGTATTGAACAGCGTTTTCCTCTGCGACTGCATAACGTGCGCCACCACCTTTACTGAAACAGATTTCGATACCGATAGAAAGGCGATTACCTTTTTTTAGGGCGTTAGGATCAGTACTACCTCCACCCTCCCCACAATGCCAAGCGTTACGGTTAAAAGGAATTGCTTGAATAATCTCTTTATCATCAACAGCAACATGGTAAGACACCTGATTGTTGTTATTAATCATATATTCAATTTCGTTAACTGCAGGTGCATCATTTGCTCTCTTCATCAATAACTTGAGTGACCTCTAAAATACGAGTCTACATTTCAAATCCCATGGCTCGTAGATTAGCCAGATACGCTCCCCGAGCTGTTTATCCAAAAGTTCAATGGAATTCAACTCAATCGATAATTCCGGCTGATCTTTTAACGACTTTCGTGCCTTATCCATCAAATTCTCTGAATCTAAAAACCGTTCATCACTTATATCATCAGCGTCTAGAATACCCCATTTAACAGCCTGTGGTGACGTGTATCGGATAACAAGGTTGTCTTTACCTTTGGCGCTAATACGTGTCCTTAGGTTGTCAGTATTCACTGATTTAGATAACTCAATGATGTTGTCCCCATATTGGTATACAAAATCACTGTCAGGACCAAGCATCTTGCTGAAATGAATGTTGCTGTTTGATGTAATCTCATAATCGCATTCAAATGTTTCACATATTTGATTCACCAACTTAACAATATTGTCATTACCAAAAGCCTCTATATAGCCATCCTCATCAAAATCACTTGTGAAGGTCCAACCTGTGTCACGTAATGCAAATGTGGCAAACTCATATAAAGTTTTATGACCTCCATTGGTGCCCTCTTGCCTAAGCCAGATGTTATCGAAGAAGATATGTTGAGCCTTTACAGACTTCACTTTCCCCCTCGATTTTCGTTGCATTTGCTTTATCCGAAACTGAAAACCTCCAGCCTCTATGATTCCCTCTTCAGTTATCAAATTGAAGGAGTGAGGGTTATCATGTTCACTGGTATCCAATGTCAATTCAAATACACCATCAATGTTCTTTCTCGCTACTGGCTTGCCTCTGCATACTAAAGCCTCTGTCAAAGTACCTTCATAGTTAGTGATTGATAGCATCGCATCACCTTCTTTCACAATAAAAATACGCTACTCAATGTGAGTAGCGCTTACTGAAGAATATGGACAAATATTCTATAATAGGGTCACAATTATACTCTTGTTCTCTAGTCTTTATTTGCCATTAATTTTGTCATTAGTCTAACATTAAGTTCCCCAAACCCATTAATAAAGTAATTCGGCCAAGTGGCCAATGGATGTCTTTCCCTTGTAGTATTTGGTCCTACATAAAGTTTTACTACATTTTCTTCTAAAGGAAATAGATTTGACATATCTTTGAAAATTGAACTAACTTGGGGACTCTCTAAGAATCCCCACCACCCTTCTATTAACGTTCCAGATAGTTCATATGGTCCATATCCATTATTTTCTCCTTGAGTAGAGTACCCCCATCTATATATTCCATTCCAACCATCCATAAAATTATTTATTCTATACCCAGAAAAGTCAGAAGTTGGATTGACAATTACTTTATTTAAAAACTGATACTTTAAACCTTCTAATAACTTTTCGTAATATTCTTTTTCTTGACTATCTTCTTTGTATGCATTTGATAAACTACTCAACCACAAAGGGAACCTATGACTATGAGAACTATCCATTGATATATTTTTTCGAGGCATCATCTTCATTCCTACAATTTTTTCAGTATGCCCAACATATGCATAATCAGGATGTTCACTCCATACACCAGGTTGAAATAACCAGCCACCATCTTCATTAAACTCTACTTCTTTACTAAAAACTTTTGCAGAAAAACTTAATATTTCCGTAACAAGTGGAGACCATAAATTTTCTGGAGTAGTTAGTTTCTCATAAGAACGTACATCTGCTGCAATGGCAAACATAAATAACTCTTCGTCGAATATTGCTCTATAGTAACTTTTAGGTACATTTTTATTATTTAGTTTCCAATTAAGCCGCTCTGCCATACCACTAGAAAAGGGTTCCCTTCCCCACAGCCACGCTGGTTCTTTCCAATGGAGTTCAAGCTCATCTAACAGAATTTCTTTCGTGTTATCTGGTATCAGTTCTTGTTTCTCTTCTGATTCAGCTAATACCAAAAATTGACTATACAAATAGAGGTATTGTAAACGATTTAATTTATTATTTGAAACATTATTATTCTTACTTACAATCTCATTAGAAAATCTTTTAAAGTGCTCTGCAAAATCATTTTGCCAATCTAATTCACTTAGTTTAAAAGCTGCATGCAATGGTGTCATTAATATGTGAGCTGAATCGTATATATCTCTATCTATCCATAGATCATCTTGTAAATATTCTTTGACTGTTTGATTCCATAATTCATGATCTTTATTATCAGCAATAGCTAACTCATTTTTAATAATACCTTCAGAATCGTAATTTCCTTCATTTGGCGTGGGTAATGTTTTTTTTGTATATACTGGTTTTTCACTATTTTCTCCTAGTGTTATATTCTGACTTTCATCAATACACCCAGCAATTAATAAAATTAATATTAATAAATTAACCACCTTGAATATTTTAAGCAAAAAAAATAACCACCTTCCGATTTTGTAAATCTCGATCCATACAATAATCTTCCTTATAATATATTAACACTTTTTAACATGGCATTTCGGGGGAATTTATTTATCCTGATTGATTTGTATTTTGTTTATTGAACTAATAATAAGGCTGTTAATTAGTTATACTGCTCCATATGATTAGCTGCAAAAACACTTGTCCGCTTTAATACGATAATTTAGCGAATATACACGACGTTGCACTTCTGTATACACTGGATCACTTGTGCCTCCACTAAGCCTTCGGTAATGTCGCCTCAAGCCCATACATAGCCTTTTTAGCCCCAATGTAGCTATTGTTATCAGCTTTCGCTACTGGCTGTCGTGCTTCATCAATCGTTTCAACCATCCATCGATAATTTTCAATCCACTGAAGTAAATTCTCTTTAGTAACTTTAATTTGCCCTGTTAACATAGGTTTGCCCTCCTAAGTTGTGGTATAATGACTTATCTGACTAGCCTAGAAGGGCATAAACCAATTCGAGCTGTAGCGTGTATGACGCTGCGGCTTTTTCAAAAAAGGAATGATGATATGAACCAATTAATTCTATATATCAGCTACAAACCAAGCTTGTAGGGAGTGCCGATACTTCCCTTGACCTCCCTGCAAGCTTGGGTTTCTCCAAGGGGCTGATATTGATGAAAAACCGTTCTAAAGCCTATATTCGCCATCAGAGAGAGCGAATTATCCGAAAGAAATGGTCAATTTTAAAAGATGTAATGTTACGCGAAAGTGAGTTCATGCCTTTACATGGTACATTAAGCAAAGGAAAAATTCATTGCTCTTGTAGAATGTGCAGATACGAACAGTATCACTCAATTCCAAAAGCCAAACATAAAGCTAAGTTAAAAGCTATGAAACAGGAAATAGACGATTATGTCTGTTTCCTTTTTTAGTATTTCCTTATATCCCTTTTAGTTTGCTTTACCAGTTACGACACTGTAGCTTTTTTGTGTTAAAATTCACAAAGAATACATAACGAGGTAATTCAATGCACATATTTACAGATATATCGAGTGGCGGCAGTCTGTTGTTTTTTATACCACCACTGATCCTACTGCCAGTTGTTATGATAGGATGTACAGTAATTTATAAAATCCTATTGGGCAACATTTTGCCCAAGAAGATTTACAACTTTTTGCTTGGCCCAATTGCCTTTCTTGGATTCTTTATGTGGGCTATCCCGATGAATATGGAATTTTATGAGTTTTTTAGAGCGCTGTTTTAATCGCTCTTTTTTTCGTTAAATCCTCAAAACGTTCAATAGCATTTAAGGAATCTACTTAAAGTTATGCATATCTACTTTACTAGAATCGTTCATATTAGGATAAATGTTAGTTTTCTTCCTATCATCATTTTTTTCTAAATACTTTCCTAAATAATAGTAAAGTATTTCCAATTCTTTTATCTTCCTAAGTAATAGTACTTGTCTTATAAGTATCCACGCACCTATAAAAAAAACCACAACAACAAAGAAATATACAACGTTAACAATATTTATTATCTTTTCTTCAGGTGAATTTTTTATAAGATATATCGCTAATCCTACTTCAATTGGCGAACTTCCATCTTTTGTTGAGGAAAAGTAATAAGATGTATCGAATATAAAACTTCCATAAAATGCAATACTAGAAACTAAAATTGCAACCGCAGAGAAAACTATTGCTCCAATTTCTACTAGATTTGGGCTTTCGCTTGATAAGCTTTTAAGCTTTTAATTTCTAAATGCAAAGCTTCATAGTACTCTAATCCTCGAATCTCTTTGCTAATTTTAATTTCCGTTTCAGCCTAAAAATATTACTAATTAATATATTATTATCCAAAAAAACCTCTCCTAAGTATAATTTACTAAATTAATAAAAGAGGTACACTATTTTTGTACATTCTGACCTAAAATAATGAAGTGATTACTTTCGATCACCCAACTATATTGCCATAAGCGATTTCGCACAAAATGCCACACTCACCCATCATTTCATCTTCAATTCTGCCTCGTTCTGGGTCTAACTCATCTAAGTAAACCTCTTTAATACATGTAGTACCGATTTCTCTTTCTAGTCCAGCCATTTCGTAAAAACGTTCTGTGAAATGCCTCCGAATCATATTCCAGTAGCCTACACCGCCTTTAACGCAACCGACACAATTATTATTACGAAATCCTAACTCATACATTAGTGGTCGCTTAATATCCAATCGTTCAAGCAAACCATGTACTTCATCTTTCGTCAGTATGGCATCAATTAGAGGAAATACGTGTTCATGCTCTATCGTTGTTTGTAATAGTCGTTCTGCTCGATGCTTTTCTTCGCAATCGTAACCCCATACATAGCGCAATAAATCATCTTGTGTCTGCTCCCATCGTTGTCTTACTTTACGTTTCAATTCACTCGTACACGGAGCACCAGATGGACCATTGATATATCTTCGTTTACGAATAGTTTCCGTTGCACTATACGTTTTTTTCTGGCAATCAAACAAAAACTCACCCTTTATTTGTAGAGTACCAGGAATGGAAAGCAAATAATTTTGCTCTACAAGCATGTGTACCAACATTCATGCTAAATAGAATCAAGCTTCCTATAAATGAAGAAAAGGCTATCAATAAAATTTCTCTACTATTTAATGTTGAATACGATTTCGCGCAAAAAAGGCTTAATCATTACCTCAACAATCATTTTTTTAGTAATTGTACTCTTCTTGAAAGGAGCTGTTAGCAATGGGATATGTACAAAAAATCAGTAAGAATAAATTCAAACTTATCGCAGATTTAGGTTATCGAGGTAATCGTCGTATTCGTAAAACTAAAAATGTAGAAGCCAAAAGCGAAAAAGAAGCGATCCGCCAACTAATACTGTTTGAAGAAGAAATGAAGCAAAATAAGGATGTTTATTTTAGTGATATTGAATCAATTACATTAAATCATCTTTTTCCACGATGGAAAGATAATTATGCTAAACAACATTATAGTGCACGATCATTTCATGATAACTGTACGCATTTAGAAAAACGTATCCTCCCTATTTTCGGTGATATCAAATTAAAGGATATTAAAAAAGTAGATGTTGTGTTTTTTGTAGGTGATTTACAGAAGAAAAAACGAAGATTAGACGGCAAAGAAAGCGAGTTAGCCCCTTCCACTATTCATAATATTTACAAGGCGTTTGCTAGTATTATGAATGTAGCAGTTGAGTGGAATTTAATCGAAGAGAGTCCTTGTAAAAATATAAAACTACCAAAACTCAAATATGAAGAAGGTAAGGCCTACAGCGAGGAACAAGTTAAATTATTGTTTGAACGATTAAATAATAGAGAGACTGCTGAAAAACGGTTGTTAGTTGAACTAGCCGTGGTAAGTGCTGCTCGACAAGGTGAACTAGTTGCCATTGAAGAAAAACATTTAAACGTCGAAAACAATACCTTATTAATAGAACAAGCTTTAGTTAATTTAACTGGAGATGGAATTATCGTAAAAGAAACAAAAGGTAAAAGAAAACGAGTAGTTACTATTCCTTCCAATATTATGAATGATTTAGTTACGCTGGCTGCAGTGAAAAAATATCAACTAGAAGAGGCTGGCGATGAACGAGTATGGGAAGGACATACTTTTCTTTTTTCAAATGAGTTTGGTAAACCTTATCGACCAGATTCAATAAGTCAGTGGTGGGATCGTTTTATGAAAAAGAATCCCGATTTACCTAGATTTCGTTTTCACGATTTAAGACACACTTCTGCTACCCTCTTAATTCATGCTGGTGAACATCCAAAAGTCATTCAATCTAGATTAGGTCATTCTAATATCACAACTACCATGAATACTTATGGACATCTTTTACAAGAAACGGATCAGCGAGCAAGTTCCCACTTTGATAAACTTTTTGAAGAAAAAGATTGATTTGGGCACCTATTGGGCACCAAACAAAGAATTATACATTCTTGCATAAAAATAAAAAGCCTTACAACCGTTGTGGCTGTAAGGCTTTTATTGACGTCCCAGGAGGACATAACTTTATAGCCTTGAAACCTTGTCATATCAATATTTCAGTTATTCATTGTGTAATATTTGTGTAACATTATAGAAATGTGTAATTTTATCAAGATACTTATCTAAAAGTGTACATTGTTATTCTTTTGTTTGAAGACCATCTGAAAAGATGGTCTTTTCATTTACCATTCCAACCAATTATCTAACGATGGTTTACCATGCACCAATGATTGTGGAAGGCTATCACGCTCATTCAGCCAGTTATAGAAAGGTACTGGACGCTCTCTATCTGCTGTTTCTTCTATAGATGATGATTTATATTGCTTCATACTAGAACGCTCTATAGCCTTATTAAATGCTCCTACAAATACGGCTCTTAATGTACTTGTAACTGTTAAAATACCTTCTTTAATATCCATAGCGATTTTAAATAGCACGTTCTTAGCTTTTATAAAGTCAGGTGCATTTTGAACCTGTGCAGCCATTACAACCTTGTGCAATTCATCTTTCAAATCGTCAGCTAATGGCAACGAGTGCATGAAATCGTATAACATCACTTGGTACTCGTTCATGTACGCCTTTTTCTTTTCAGCTTGCAAAGCTAATTCATTGCCAAGACTCATAATATTATTTGCTTGTTTAGAACTTAAATGATTAAAAGATTTAGATGATTGGTTTTCAGTAAAAGTCTCAGAAACCGCGTCATTACTGATGACCCGAGCTGTTTCTCGTTGGGACACGCTCGATGGGACATAAGGTAAAATGCGATAAATACTAGCCCCTTTAATGCCGTTTAATTTAGTGCTAGGTACTTTTTCGATGATGCCTAATTCCTCTAACTTTTTAACGCTCCGATAAACTGTCTTTGTGCTGATTTCCAATGCTGCAGCAATAGTTGCAGCTTTCAAGTGGCAGGCTCCTGGATGTTCCAAAGCGTGACTAGCAAGCTTGAAAACGATGGCACGTTCTGATTCAGTTAAATCGTAGTAATGAGCCACAATGTGTTCCTCAACTGCTGTGTCCATGTCTGCTACTGATTCAAATGTTTTATAAGTTGCTAAGTATTCAAATGCCATCGTCTTCACCTCGCTTTCATTATTTTTTATAACTAATTAATGATAATATATACCACAAAAATTATAATTTAAAGTATTTTATAATTTTTTAGTGATATTTTATTTATTTTTAATTATCATTTGGTGTATTATAGTTATAAGAAGAATAAGCGAAAGAAGGTGTTCATATGGGGATGGCTAAGAAAATCAAAATGCTTATGGTAGAAAAAGATTTAACGCTTTCCGAACTTGCTGAAAAAATGGGTACTTCTCAACCCAACATTTCCAATAAGTTAAAAAGAGACAATTTTAACGAGAAAGAATTAAACCTTATCGCAGAAGTAATGGGAGTTAAGTACGAGGCAAATTTTGTTTTAGAAGATGGTCGAAAAATTTAAAACAAATACGGAGTGATACTAATGGAAATGAAAGACTTGGTGAAAAAAATAGCAGCAACTCAAAATAAAGCTATTAAAGACGCTATTCAATACCGTTTAAATGAAGGTTACTCTTTAGATGATTTAGAAATAGAATATGACACTAATACCACAAAAAAGAAAAATGTTATTAGTTCAACATTAAAAATAGAAGTTAAAGTAATAAATAAAACAGATAACTAACATTGGTTGTCTGTTTTTTTATATGTACATTTCCCTCTTAATTTCCTAAAATGGGGATATAGAGGGGGAATATAGTAATGAAAAAATTAGTATTTAGTGCGGCGTTAGTATTAAGTCTAGGCCTCGCTGCTTGTGGCGAGGAAAAAACAACAGGAGAATCAAAAGAGGAAACTCAAACTCCTGCTTCAGCTGAAACAGAAAAGGTGCAAAAAGAAGAGAGTAAATCTGATGATAATGAAGTTAAAGAAGGCCCTTTAACAAAAGCAGGGCAATGGACAATGGATGGCGAAGACAAAGTAACTTTGGTAAAAATCAAAGAGGTTAACCAAACGTATAAACAAGGGCCTATCAACCTAACAATCGAATCTGTAAAATTGCTGCACCACTCAAATATTAGTAATGAAACAAAGGAATATTTAAAAAATGTTAGTGGTAAAGATGTAACAGAATTAAACACAATTCAATTGATTTATAAAATGGAAAATACAGTGGATGATAATGTTATGATGACAGCAATCGATACAATAACAACTGATACTAAAGCACAAATTAATGGTTATGATAGTATGTCTCTTAACGAGGATACAGGAAGTTACGCTGGACAAGTCATTGTTAATGGCATGGCTATCTTCCCTTACTTCAATGGCTCATTAGAAGATATTAATACAGTTTTCATTAATACAGGTATGACATTTAATAGTGATTCTGGTACTAATCTTGGTGATAGTCAACGAATCGAAATTGCTTTCTAAAAAAAAGACCAGGTACTCAATCGAGCGCCTGGTTTCTTTATATCTGTAAATATTAAATAACAAACCTCCTGGTTATTTGCTTCCCTAGTACAGAAGTGTCTTTTTATAGTTTAGAACCATAACGGTATGCGAATACTAACGGTACACTTTATTAATAAAAGCAGGCGAAAAAATGACAATGAATAAATTTTTATTTCTTATTTTATCCTCTACTCTGCTCCTGGCAGGCTGTTGGGATGTAACGGAACCTCAAAAAATGTACTATATCAATGCCGTAGGAGTTGATTTTGAAGATGATAAATATAAAGTCTACTTACAAATTATCAATTTTGCTGATGTAGCTAGATCACAGCAATCTGGTGGTGATGTTGAACCTGCTGAAGTCGGGTATGCTGAAGGTAAAACAATCGAAGAAGCGATTTATAAATTGTACCGTTCATCTGATCAAGAGATCTTTTGGGGACATATGAGATACCTAATCTTATCAGAACGTGCCATGGAAAATGAACGAAGCATTCCTGTTATTGATACTTTTATTCGTTTTCGAGAAACAAGATATCATATTTGGGTTTATTGCACAACGGATCCTATTAATGACTTAATGCTTGTAACACCAATTTTGCGAAATTCTTTGACAGCTTCGAAATTAAGTAATCCAATTAGTACTACTGAACAATTAACATTTGTTCAACCTATAAATTTAAGGGAATTAATTATTGGTTTAAATGAACCGAGCCATGAGATTGGTATACCTTATGTAAAGATAATGAAAGGTTGGGAAAATGATGAAGGAAAAATGGAGGAAACCACCTTTTCCGGTATAGGTATTCTCTCAAAAAATGGGATTAAAGGTTTTATTAAAGATTCCTCAGCAAGAGGCAATCAATGGATGAATGAAGAGATAAGTCGGGGAGAAGTTACCTTTAAATTAGAAGGTGGTGAAAGGGATTATCTAACTGTTGATATAGATAATTTAAATCTCGAAGTTAAGCCCATTGTTAATAAAAACGATCAAGTTGAATTTGAAATTGATATCAAAATACAAGGAACACTCAATGGATTCAAAGGAAAGATTACTACGGATGAAGTGAGAAAAAATATCGCTCAACAAATAGAAAAAGAAGTTAAAGAAACTTATAAAGAAGGTCTAAAATTAGATGCTGATGTATATCGTTTATCAGAATATCTATACAGAAGTAATGTAAAGGTGTGGAAAAAAATCGAGCATAATGGAAAAATACCTTTAACGGAAGATTCAATAAGTAAAATAAATGTTCATGTTAATAAAATAAATCCAGGAAGAAAAACTTTTGATGAGACAATTGAAGAATAAAAAAGCCCGTTACCTTAATTGGTAATGGGCCTTTGAATTACAAGAGAGCTGATATTATCATTTTACTTCGTATAATTTTGTTATTTTACTTTCATTGTTATAAACAAGTTTTAATCCTAAAAGATCGGCTAGCTCACGTACTTGAACGTGTGTCCTACCATCTATAATCACAGCAGGAATGCTTTTACCATCATTAAGCATTACTTTTGCTTCTGTAATCTGTGACTCTTTTACTTCCTCTAAGCCATTTAATATGTCTAGCTTGAATTGTGCCTCGGAGATTCCCATACTCGCTAAATACGAATACGGATCTCTATGTGTTGTACCTTTAAGATTATCTGTAATCCATCGATGTGACTTAATACCGTTACCTGCCCCATCCAACACAACAGGTATTCCAGCCTCTTTAGCAAGTTGACGTAACAACCAAATATAAGCTGCATAGTCCTTCTTGAATTGCTCTTTATCAGATGTACGAGCCAATTCCACCTGGGCATAGCTAAGTGGATTACCTTTTGGACCACAACCATACTGCAACCTGCCAACTGGCGCAATTTGCACGATACGTCCTCCACCACCTACCCAGTGTGACGTAAATGCCTCTGCTTTATTTCGATTCATATAGGCAATTTCATTTTCTAATGCATTTGGACCTGTATTATTACCGTTGCCTGATTCATGGGCAATTACATATTTTACTGCCGTTAAAGCCTTATTAGGTAGTCCTGACATTAAACGTTTTTCAATTGTGTATGTCATTTCGCACCATCCTTTTTGTTATATCCCATCGCTCTTTCGCTATCATTTAGTCCTGGAGTTGTTGGATCACTCACTACGCCAAATAAAACTAGTAAGGCAAGCACAGTGTTAAAAATATCTGTCACTTGCTCATTGTAAATCGTAGTATCAAAGCCAAATAAAGCCGCAATTTGTTGAATTAATAACAGTAGCAATGAAAATCCACCTACTAAAAACGGCCCATGTTTTAAACGTACTTTCCAGTTAATTTTCATATTAAATCATTCCTCCTTTTATAATAAAGGTCAACAATGCTCCCACTAGTCCACCAATAACTAATCTTAAAATCCAAGTTGTATTATCTTTAATTCCACCAATATCTTCTCTAATTTCCCTGATATTTGATTCAGCTACGGCTAAGCGAGTTTTCACATCTGTCATATCATGTTCTAACTTCCCAATACGTTGTTCATCCATTAGTTCACCTCGGAAATCAATATAAAGCCCTTCACAAGACTGTGAAAGGCATAAAAAATAACGCTAAGCCTCTGCTTGCGTCCCGAAATCTTGTCCTGTAATTTCCTTGTACTGTTTTGGTGTGATTTCACCAAAAGGATTTGCATCTGTTTTAACTGCTAATCGTAATTGTGCTGCTGTTACCCATTTATACATGAAAGCGATTTGCCAAAATTGCATCATGAAACACCCCCTTTCAATGTCATTACTTCTAGTTTTAATTGCGTAACTGTTTGGCCAAGACTATTAATAAGAAGGTCTTTTTGAATCCCTTTAATCTTCTCTTGGGCTAATTGTTCGCCTAGTGATAATACTTGTTCATCTATGCTCAATCCAGTTCCAACCTTTACAGACTGACCCATAGAGCCATCAGATTCACGTTGTTTATATTCTAAAGCCATTATTCAACCGCCCCCGATATTAGATGGATTTTGTGATTTACCGTTGCATCTTGCCGTGTTGTAGAGATTTTCAAAATGATGTTGTTTTTCGGCTCTGTTGTCTCAAAATAAAAAGTATCTTCAACGATGCCGTTTGTAGGCATAGGAGCCGTATTATTGGCCGTTAGCGTTTCATACTGCTCTTGCTCGCCTACTAACGTCATAGATAACTCAACTGTTAGATCCATGTCCTCGTCACGTTCAATGAACAATAAAACGCCCTTTGCGGATCCAGCAGGAGGTGTAATCTTGTACCTCGCCACAGCATGCAAAATAGGCGTTTTGACTTCATTTTTCTTTAGTTTTATTGTCTTGCTTGTCTTAGCACCATAGTTATCAATTACTTCAATAACGATGACATTTTCACCTACTATAAGTTGTGAAAGTGATATTTCAAACTCCCACTCTCCACCTGAACCACTATAAATTTCGACAGGATCCCCACCGTTTATTTTTCTTGTCACTTTTACAGTAGAATTAGCATCTTCATCTGAAGCAGTACCACTAATTTTAAATTTGTCTACATTAACAACCCCTGAAGGTACAACTGCATCTAATGATAAAAGTGGAGCTCGGTTAGGTACAACAAAGAATGTACGTTCAACAATGAGTGATGATGCATTCTCACTGTCTACGGCCCAGACTTTCAATTTATGCTCTATGCCAGCTGCTAAGGTATCTGTAAGAACAGTTTCCCCATCATAAATTTTCCCTGCTTTAAAAGTTAATTGCTTAGATAAAGCTATTTGTACCTTACTTAAATTTGTTGTTAGAACTTTCCTCGGCTCGGCATTGATTTGGTAATAAACCGTTACTGCTTGGTCAGGATCCGCATCAAAAGCAGTACCCCCAATGGTTAATGTATCACTTTCATAAAGCGTGGAGTTATCTCCAGGATTAGTAAGTGTAACCATTGGGGCTACATTATGCTCAATTTCAAACGTTTCAGAATAAACATAATCTGAATACACATTACTTGTATCTTTAGCACGTACTCTTAATTCAAGCGTTTTTAGTGTCTTATCGGTAGTAATTGTCAAACTACGAGTTAAAGTATTGTTGTATGCTAATGGTGTCCATGCGCTTGTAGTGTTGTATCTGTAATCTACTTCATAAATGGATAGATTAGCAGCGTTCGAAGCCCCAAAAGTAATAGTAGCAGCCTCGTTTGGCTTAAACTTTTTCCCTGTTGTTGGTGATGTGAATGGTGTTGGTGGAGCAATAGATTGATTTACACGTGACTTACGTACATACCAAAAACCGTCTGTGTGATGTCCATCCAATGGGTACGTCGTAGCGCCTCCGACGATGCCAGTTTGTACTAAAGTACCTTTTGAGTAACTTTCGACGGAATAGGTATTTTTCGTAGCGTCTTTATAAATAGAATTAACAGGTACGGTAACTGTTGGGTCATAAGTATACTCTTTTGCTGTATGTCTGGATAAAAAATTACCAGATAATGAATAAACAATGCTACCAATATTAACAGGTCCACCATCATAGCCCCATTTCGGACCTAAAATATATTTGTTATTAGTTCTGTCAAAACTATAACTCTTAGCATACGATGAAAACGGGCCTATGGTCGCACTGGAATTTGTCCATGGAGCATCATCGTTATATAGTTTGTTTTCGATAGCTGTATACTTGTCATAATAATATTGTGGCGGTTGCACAGTATACAAACTACTCTCACGATATGCACTTTCTAATCCTGCCGAATCAACAGCTTTAATACGCATTTTAAGGCTAGTTGCTGTAGGAATAGTGTAAGCTAGACTGTTTGCTGTAGTTTCCCCAACTTTTGAAAATGCTCCAGCATTTATAGATGCTTCCCAAATGTATTTAGATAAATTACCTTCTGCATCAGATGCAGCACCTACAGCAAATACCTTGGAATCACCAATCTCTAATGTCCCAGATGGTTGTGTAAATGCTCCTGGCATGGTTGGAGCTGTATTTACGATTGCACCACGTTCGTACCAATAACCATCACTATTTCTTGCATTGTTTTCATAGGCGTTATAGTCTGCTTGAATGTTCTGTTGAACTAGCGACCCTTTAACATATTTTCCTGTTTCAGTTAAAGTGTATTGTTGTATATCATAATCATACTTGACATTGGGTTCAGTCTCTCGGTAATTTTTGAGGATAGTCAACTCACGTCCATTGTTCTGCACAGTATATAAAGGACTTTGATATTTTAACTGACTTATTCCACCAGATACAGAATAATATTCAGGGTGTCTAATATATGCTGAAAATCCTTCAGGATACCCACCATTTGTAAATCCACTTGCCGTAGTTTGATAGGTTAACTTCTCTTGCATTTCTTTCACAGAAGTAAACTTATTCCAAAAATATAGAACCATCCTATACCACCTCCACTAATTCAACGCTGTATGTTTGCCAAATACCAACGCCCATTTCAGCATTAACAGTGTCAATTTCTACATTACTACGAGCAACTTTTGCGCCTTTTTTGTAGGAATTTTTCAAAGCTTGCACCTTGATTGTGTTTGTTCCTACTTCTGTGATCACAACGTCCTCTTTTGCCACATCATCAAAAATAGTGACTTGTGTAAATGGTGTAAAACCATCAACACTAGCCACTTTTAAAGTAGTTGTTCCAGCTGTTACAGCTTCGATAATATCTGTTAAGGCGTTATCTAATTTAATTTTGTTTGAGCTGCCATCTAATGTATCAGCAAAAGTCCCTGAATTACCTGGCACACGGCCATCAAGCTCCATTTGTATCTGCATACGTCTAATCGTTGCTTGTAATTCTACAATGTAATCATGAGCTGAATAGATGCCTTCATCCATGTGATTTAGTCGTTTAGCATTTACACGTGTTCCATTTTCAATATATTCATATTCAGGTTGGCCAGTAAGAGGATTGTAGATTATTTCTCCATTTTCATCTTTTTGAGGGATTAATTTACCTCCAGGACCTCTTTTCCAAATACGATCTTTCCATTTAACTAGCTCATAGTTATTAGAAACTATTAACCTCATACCTGCAGCTCTCCTTTCAATGTTACAGATAGAGTAAATACAATCATTAAACCGTCCTCACTTGGCTCAATAGTTGTTGTATATCGATCCAGTTCGATACCTTGTGCATCAACTAACTTAGCAGCTGATACGTGACCATGGCCATTTTCTAAATAAACATAAGTTTTTACTGTATCTTTTACTATTTCTTGTGAATGTAAAGATACCGCATTATCTTGACCATCTATTGTAACTACAGCTTTTTGGGCCATTTCTTTTAAAAATTGTAATGTACGATCAATGACAATTTTCGTTACCATAAATCTATCACCTCATTTGTATGAAATTCCCCACATATCGGCAGATAGACTGGATACGTGTAATTCTCTGATTTTATTTCAAGGGCTTCATCTGTAGCAGCACCAGGTACACCTTCACAATGTATTTCCCCACATATCGGCAAGTATATAGGGTAGTGATACTGATCAGAATCAAGTTCGATATATTGCGTCTGAGGCATTTTTATAGCAATGTATTCGAGCCAAGAACGTTTATTTTTCGTAGCTTCTACTAATTCACGTAATCGCTTCATGTCTTTGCTTGCAATAAAAGGCTCGTCCACTTCAATTTTGAAACGATATTTATGACCATCGTATTCGAACCATTCATATACATTAGCATTAGGATAAACAATTGAAACAACACGCTCTACTGCCCAGCGTGTACCCTTCTTCCGATGCCAACTAATTGATGATTTAATAAGCTCTCGTTTCTGATCTATAGTTAATTGGTTATCATAAAAATCAACGTGTTTTTCGTATGCTATTACATCAAGTAACGGCTCTGGTAATTTATCGATGTTGACCAAATCATAAAGCAAATCTGCTTCATCGTAGGCTTCTTTTAGTTGAATCACGAGTGCTTCAAACATGGCTACTAACACAGGATCCTGTGACAAGCTATATGGCAGCAACTTTTTATAAATATTCATGTCAATCATCAGCTAAACCTCGTAAAGTTAATGAAGTTAGAGTCGGATGTGCAATTTCTGTTTTCCCAATTTCTATAAACATTTCAGAATTTACTGCCACACGTGAAGCTCCTGCGCGTTTTAAACGTGCTATCAATTCTGATAAGTCTACATCACGTCCCATTTTCTCACGCTGCCATACCTGGTATTCATGAAATGCTGAATTTACCTGTCCTTCGATTATTGTTGCTATCGTGGCGTTCTTACGAGAAATCCAATATTCTACAACAGCCTCGTAACTAACTACAGTCGGAGCTCCTACCGATACCTTATCAGTAAGAGGACGCACTTTTTTATATGAAACTGTCTCTTCGACCAACTTTATTTCTTCTTCTGTTGGTAGTCTGCCATCTCTCATTAGAATTCTAATATCGATTTCACCCTCAAGAGGTGTGTCTGCTGATGCATCTACAATTTCCTGACTAGCAGATTTTGCCCAATAAATATAAGCAAGCTCTGAACCTGCTGTAGAAAACTGTTCGGGTGCTAAATGAATACGTTCTGCATATGCATCATCCGATTCTTCTTCTACTCCATCACTTGAAATCGTGGTGTTTTGAACAGATTTCACGTATGCAATTGGTTCCACGAATGTAGAAATTTCACCTGGTAAAAAACCATTTCCGACCTCTCCCAACTCAATACAAGTTGCTCCAACTGTAGCTACTGTTTCACCCATTGGAATTACTACATCTTCATCTAATGCAAAAAATGGTTCTTCACCTACCAACGAACCTGCAGGAATAATAACAATTCCTGGTCTATCTTCTTCTAACATAATGGCCATTGTTGTTACAGCTGCTTTTGCTTCTAACCTTTCGGTAGACATTTCAAAGCCCATATGTAACAACGTATCATCTTCTGCATATGCCAAACGATTTTGCTTCAATTTATGATCTAAACGATTTCGTTCCATAGATACAAAGGGAACTAATGCTTGTAAGAATTTTCTTCTTGGATCTGCTCGTTGTAACGAAAAACCTGTATGATCTTCTACATGTAACAGCATTTCTCGTTCAATTAGTTCAGGATCCTTTTCAAAAAAATTTAAGTCTGGTAAATTAAATCGATTCGTCATTTATTCTCACCTTCACTCTTGGTGTCAGTTTTCCAGCAAGGCCATCACCATCCACCACAACCGATTCAACAATTGCTCTAGGTTCAAAATTACCAATAGCCTCTGTAACATCGTGTACAATTTTCGCTTTACGAATTTGAATTGGTTCATCAATCCCTGTATCCCAACCAAATTCACGATCTAAAGGGCAACTCATAATAGGCGTGGCTAAAATAAAAGCGACATTCTGTAGAATTTCTTCTACACCTGTCGCACCGAATTTTATATTTTTCATTGGTTCTACTTCATACAATGCATATCATCCTTTCTTAAAAGACGAATAGGCATCGTTAGCGCTAATATATTTGCCACCACCCAATGAATACCATCCATCTTTTTCGCCATAGACTGTTAGTTTATCGCCTTTCATTGCATAGCCTACAACTTTGTTATTAACGCCTGGGCCACCTCGTATATGAACTGACTTCACAGTTATAGTCATGGTTCCAGTTGCTTTTTTAGATGTTGAACCATTATCTTTTTTTTGATTTGAAGAAACTGTTTTCTTGGTGGATACACTAGCAGGCTTTTTTGGATATTCCTTTAAATCTAAATCAATCTCAATCAACAATACATTACCTCGTTGGTCAATGTTTCGGTGTCTTTCATGAATATTTGTAATGACAAAGTAATTTGTAGAAATAGGAATATTACCACGAATGAATAGGCCCTTTCTTCCACTTAGGCTAAAATTGCGTAACCTTGATAACTGTTTTCCAGGATTAATACCCAATTCAGCTCTAAGCAATATAGTGAAAGATATTGTATCAGCAGAAGGACCTTCGTATTCTAAAATTGGTTTTTGACCAAGTACAGCATGTTCTTGCCAACGAGGACTATTGGTTCTTTCAAAATCATCAAATGTTAATACACTTTTGGTTGATACTTCAAATACAACGTCTGCAAAACTCCCGATTTTTGACATAATTAGTGCCTCCTACCCTGCAAACACATCTGGACTTGATTTAGTAATTTTCCCTTGTCCACCTGGATAGATCACTATGTCACCCAAACGAGCAATTTTCTTCCCATTAACAAATACTGTTTCTGAACTCGCTTGAACCCAGCCTATACCACAATGAGGGCAATTGTGATGTACTAAATCGCCATCTCTTGCCTGTTGTAACCCATTGCTGAAAACATCTGAACTGCCCTCTACTATCTGGCCAGATACACCATGTGGGCAACATGGTAAACCATGATCACATGTCCCTTCGTGTGTATCTGTTACTCTAGCAACATTAATCACAGTATCATTCCTTTCCTAGTTCATCAGAATATTTTTCCCTTGCACAATCACATTGCCCTCTGATTTGACAGTTAGTACTTGCTCTTTTGTGTCATACTCTACAAATGTCCCATCTTCAAAACGTATATAATGCTTGTTTGCATCTTTAACTGGTGGTGTTGAAACGTCACTATAGATAGCACCCATTACATACCCTACTGACCCATTAAAAATACAAATAACAGGCTCACCTATTGCTGGCATAGTATACTCTTGATTTTTTAATGTCCATTTAAACACGATTGGTAACTCTGCAGAAATAATTCCATCTGATTGCTCTCGTTTCACTCGGACAGTGCCACGCTCTGGGAAAACTGCAGTTACTGTACATTCTTCCATTTTCATTAATATCCCTCCAAGCAACGTCTTAAATCAAGCGTTACAGAAGATTGAGTATAGACCACTTTTGTAACAATGTATTTGCCATTTAACTTACCAAAATCCACAAGATTAAAAGTCATTCCAGCATCGATATGCATGTCAGAAATGACCTCTAATGTCATGGTTGTAGCATTTTTGTTTTTTTCACGTAATTTCTTTTTTGCTAATCTTTGTGCTTCAGCTACACTTTTGACATCTTCTTTTATGACCAATGTTCTGCCTACTTTTGGCGCCTTTGGTGCTGAAAAAGTAGCTGAAATAGTTTTCTTTTTCTTTGCATTATGACTTGTAACACGACATGCTCTATAGGTATCTGTGAGTGTGTTCCTAAAAGAACGCTTTATTACCTTTATGACATCCGTTTCCTTGCTCTTTCTACGAATCGTTTCTGCAACAGGTTGTTTTTCATAATCGCTTTCATCTAACACAACAAGTGTATTACTTGAAAGTTTCAAACAAAGACCTTCATCTTTACAAAGTCGGAAAATAAACTTTAAATCGGTTTCATTCTCCTGTTCATAACGATCCTTTTTTGGATTATCTGATGTTTGCCAAACAAGTTTTAATTTGTTTGCTTTGGCTACATCTCCAATGACCTTTTTTAATGTTGCTTTTTCCCACGCTTTGCATTTTTCTTCTCCACGTAGGCTATTTGATTCTGACGTAGCTAGAGCGCTAATAGTTATAACTGAATCAGCGCCTGATATATCATCGATTTCAAATTTTCCTAACTTCGTTTTTATCGGATTATCTGCCCAATACGTCCTAATTATTGTAGGTTCAAGCAAGGATCCCTTAGAAGGAAACCATGTTCCTAACCAAAGTGCATCAGTATCTTCTAATCTGATATTGAGATCATCAATTTCACCAGATAAATTGTCTGTAAACGTCCAATCCAATAAATGCTGCTCCAGCTGTGCTGTTATGTTTGTATGGTTGTAATCGAGATCCAAAACTGTTCGTTTGGCAAACAAAGCATTACTCATAGATCATCATCCTCTGCTAGCCATGCAGGGCGTGGTGTATAAATAGCTGTATCAATATCAGGCACATTTAACACTACATCTCCTGAAAAAAACAATGTATGCCGATGTTTCGGATTCGCTTCCAATAAAAGAGGAAGCAAGTACTCGCTCCCCCATAACTTATATGCAATTAAGTCCCACGTTTCACCCTGACTGGTTGTATAACTATTCATATGCCGTCCTCCTTGATGTTGCACCACTAGTTGGAACCTGTGCATTGTCAATACGAGCTTTCAAACTATTTAAAGATGCTATGACACCATTAGCAGCCGTTTGAATGCCTGAAAGAGAGCTAATCCAACCACTAGCTTGTCCAATCGTTGATGCTAATGTAGCCATGTTTGAAGTTGAAAGATCTGTTGATGTTTTTAATGAGAAAAACGATGTGACAAAGTTTGTACTTACTTGACCAGAATACATCGTTAAATTATCCATGTTTACAGCAGTTGTAGTAGCGCTTGTTTGCAACTTTGTGAATGATGTACTTATGGTTGCAAATGATGTATTAGCAGTATCTAATGTTGTTGAAAGCTGTGTCATGGAAGTGTTTAATTTAGTTGTATCTAACGTCTGCGAAGTTGCTTTATCTGATGTTTTTGGCGTAGGTGCTGGCGCACTCGTGGCTTTTGCATTACTATCTCCACGTACAGTATCTACTGCTTTACCACCTAACCATTTACCACCAAAGTAACCGACAGCTCCACCCAATAGGCCACCAATCGCTGTTCCGACTCCTGGTGCGATGGCTGTACCAATAGCAGCACCAAGTTTAGCGCCCCCAAGACCACCTGCAAGACCTCCAGCTGATTCACTAGTTGCTTTTACTTTGTCATTTGATTTGTAAATAGATATAGCTTCGGATGCTACAGTTAGAGGCAACATAGCTTTACTTGCTACTTTACCTAGAGTTGAAAATGCTGCTTTCCCCATACTTCCTAGCGTTCTGGCTGCTGGAGCAGCAGATGCCGTTGCTGTTGGTACACGTGGTGTAATTGTCCCAGTTTGTGATGGCCCAATCATCGGTGCTGTAGTCGCTGTCGCTGTTGGAACTCGCGGTGTGATTGTACCTGTTTGTGATGGACCGATCATTGGTGTAGGACCACTTGATGCCGTTGCTGTTGGCCCATGTGCTGTGATTGTGCCTGTACTTGATGGACCAATCATTGGTGTAGTTCCAGCAGAACCGCCAGCTGTAGGTGCTGGCATTGCGGATGCAGTGGATCGTCCACCAATTTTTCCTACTGCCCAACGACCTGCACCAACAGCGCCTTTTACCATAGCGCCTCCACCCAACATCCAAGCAGCTGCACCCATTCCAACAGCGCCACCTATATTACCATCCATTAAATTACTACCAGCTGCACTAAGTGACCCTGTAAAAGCGCCTAACCAAGCCTGGAATGCTATTTCTCCTAACTTGGAGAAAATTCGACTCATCGCTTCGCCACCACTACCACCTAACCAGTTTTCCATTTTTCCAGTAGCTGTATCTAACATGTAAATGACTTTATCGCCAAAATCCATTCCATTAAACATATTAAATTTAGCTAATTCTTTTTCATACTCTTTAAAGGCTTCTGGATCATGACGTATATCTGGAGTTAGTTCTGGCTTCATTGTGGCAAATGGGGATAAAATGTCACGTAAGCCACCTGCTATTTTTTGACCTGCAGCTTCGATTGCTGGCATACCATCCTCAACCATGCCCGTTAACCCTTGGAATGTATCTTTTAACACATCGAGGGATGGTGTAGCTAAAGCGATTTGTGCAGATTCAAGCGCACCAAACATTTGCTCTTTGGCTCCTGCAAAATTATCTTTCATTTTGTCTGCAGCTTTTTGCGCTACTCCCTCAGATTCTTCTAAAGCTTTCGTTAGTGTACTTAGTTTTTCAGGAGCCGAGTCAATTAATGTTAACCAACCCGATGATGCTTCTGCGCCAAATATAGAGCCAATAGCTGTGAGTTTTTCTTTTTGAGAAAGACCTTTTAACGACTTTCTTAAGTCATTAACTAGTTGGTTCATAGAGGTAAACTTACCTTCAGCATCAAATGCGCTAACCCCTAGTTCTTTTAGAGCTGCCTCTGCTTTTGCAGGTTCCTGAGCAAGCCTATTAAGACCCATACGCAAAGATGTACCTGCTTGTTCACCTGCTAAACCTTTATCTACCATCATACCTGTAGCAGCTGAAAGTTCTTCTATACTTATCCCTAAAGCATTCGCCCAAGGTGCAGCATATTTAAAGGCATAGCCTATATCACCAACTCCAGCAGCCGTTTTATTGGCAGTCATGGCCATAATATCTGCCACTTTCGATGCTTTACTTCCTTCTAAATTGAAAGCATTTAAAGCAGATGTAGTAACATCTGCTGTTAAGGCAAGATCCTCCCCTGACGATTCTGCTGCAGCGATAATACCTGGCATGGCCGAAATGATTTTACCTGCATCAAAACCTTTTGCACCCAGTTCATCCATTGCACCAGCTACTTGTGATGCCGATAAGCTAGTAGATGCACCCAAACGCAAAGCTTCTTTATTCAATGCTGTCATTTCTTCTTTGGATGCACCTGTTTTGGCTTGTACTTTTGCCATTTGTGCTTCAAAATCAGCCGCTGTATTAAGTGATGACATAGCAGTTGCTGCTACTGCAGTAGCAGTACCAATAGCAGCTATGCCAGCTACAACCTTTCCAGTATTGATGCCACTTTGAAGAGTACCACTAATAGCTTTTATACGACGTTGAGCACCCTCTAGTTGTCGCATTTCCCTTGTGATACGGGCTGTTGCAAGCGCATATTGCTCTTGTGTGATACGACCTTGCCTAAATTCATTACCTAAACGATTTAGTTCACGTTGTGCTTGTCGTGATCGATTACGTAAATCATCAATATCACCTGTTGCTCTTCGAAATGCATTTCCTAACGATCCAGCTACATGGCCACCAATTTCGATAGTCATTTCCAATGCTTTTCTAGCCATTGTTGTCTACCTCCTCAGTGGCAGCTTCACTCCAAGCCCTTAATTCAATCAAACTTAAAGACTGCCAGAATTCAATGCTAGTATGGTGGTTACCAGACAATACTAAAAAGGATTTTCTAAATTCCTTTGCTACGCCCTGGTCACCTACCACTGGATGAAAAAAGCTCGTACTTGTAACAACAATTCAAAGAAATCGGCACCATGCAATTTTTCTAAGTCTAGTGGAATACAACCGATTCCACGTGCAGCCAATTTCAACATAGCATCTTGGTTATAAATACTGTCAAAACCTCCTGCGCGACCTTCCATACGCAACTCAGCATCAATTCCTAGAATATCTTTCCCTGTGAGCTCAGTGAAATCTAAAACTAGCTCATCAACTTTTTCACCTTTTAACTCAATTGGTTTTTTTATCTTTACATGGATGATGTTTGGATTTTGTACTTTTGGATTATTTTCCACTTGGTTTGTTACTTCCCCATGATTTACGACTAATTCTTGTTCGTTTTGTTGTTCATTCTTCATTGTTTGTTCCTCCTTTTATTTAGACCATACCTAATGCTTCACGTAAACGAGCTGTGTAATCTATATCATCGACAATGTAGATATAGTTGATCTTGTCAATTTCAAGTAAGACTTTTCCTTCACGTTCTATTTTTATATAAAGTACTTCAATCTCAGTCGAACTTTCATATGGTGATCCCTTTTGGACTTTCCCTAAATCATTTTTTGTCACCAAACCATGCACTAGTACTCGATTTGGTTTGAAATGATGGCGCCCTTTCACAGCATCGTATTCTTGATTGGCTAATCGACAATCAACTGTAATGGCTTCAGGTTTATAGAAATCTAGTAATTCATCACTTGTTACACGCCAATTGATCGTAAATTTCATACTTTGGAAATGGCCATAAGCAGGCGACTCATATTCACCAGAAATTCCTGCACCATTTACTGTTTCTGTTAGAAACTCTAAAGAAGGGAGCTGCAAGTCTGCAACTCCCTTCAAATCAGGTTTCCCACTTAGGAACACCCTAAAGTCATTCAGTTTTTCTGGAATGATACTCATTCAAAATTCCCCCTGTTACTCAAATAAATTGTTGTAATACATTGGATCAAATTCCAGTATGTTTTCAATGTCCTCTGCAGGTGTAGGTTCTGCAACATAGTAGTTAAAACGAATTTTCCCATTGATTAAGTCAGGTGTCGGATTGTTTTCTTTTTTGAATACCACACGCCCCCCTACAAGAACACCACGCGATTGTAAGCCATTAAACCACATATTCATGGTATCGAGAATACTATCAATTAAACGACGTGTAATCGGTGCATCTACCTTGCTCCACGTTGTTAAAATGATTGTATTAGCAATCCAGTTATGTGTAAGGCGCACAGGGATGAATACATCCTTTACATCTGTACTTCCTGGGTAGGCACCTGTTCTATTTCCCCAACACTTCCAACCACCCATGAAATTCAGAGCTGTTGTAATACCTTGTGAGTTTAATAATTCTGCTTGATCTGGTCCCAAATCGATTTCATCGCCAGCCTCATTTAACAACTTAGTCATTTGTAAAGGCTGATTTGATGGACTTACATGCGGATAATCTCCATTTTCTGCAACAGTTTTAGCAATACGGAATGCTAATTGTGTGGAATAGTGATACACCTTATCCCCAAGTCCTATCAATGGCCATCCTGGAAACTCATTTGTACCTGTGTAATTATTTTTGTTTTTCCATTCAATTGCTTTTGTATAAACATCTGCCTCTGTAGTGTCAATATCTGATAAAGATGCTGCTCTGAAATAAGTATTTACTACAGATGCTTTCGCTTTCATAACTGCAGCAACCATTGGATTTTTTGCGTATTTAGGAGCAACTACTAAGCCAGGTACCATTCCTGTTTTAGGGAAAACACTATTGAGTAATTCCAAGCCTTTTACCTTGCCTGTATTAACATCTGAACCTCCAATAATATCGTCAGCTGTCACCTTCTCAGGCGCAATTCGTGTACCTTCAACAAATAATTTTGTTGCTTCAACTAAAGGCACAATAACCACTTGACCATCATCATCAAATGACACAACATAATCTTCATCCACTATTAAAGCAGCTGCATCTGCTTCATTCTTTTTCACTTTTAAAGTTTCTAATAAAATACCTTTTGTAGTGATCACTGCCTTTTTATTTTCAACTGGCACTTCTAATTTAACTGCTTCATTATGTTTTTCTGGATCTAGTACATTTACAAAAATAACTGGAGCTACGTTAAATAGGCGGAATGCTGCATCCATTGCTTCACATAAGGTATAGTTCTTCCAATCGTCCGAATAACCCAATGCCTCCTGCGCCTCACCAAATGAATAAGCTACAACAATTTGATTGATGTGAGGTGATTTAGCAAGGTTAACTGGCGCTGTGCCAAAAACTACAGGTAATGTAGCTGTGGCAACAACAGGTGTCATTAAGGACGTAGGTGCTTCAGTTACACGGGAACCATGTCGAAATGCCATAATTATTTCACCTCATTCTGGAAATATTCTTTTACTTTTTTGAACAGCATGCTTTCCACAGAATTACCGTCGGCAAGTTGCTTTTCAAAGCTCTCAAACTCTTTTGTTGGAATAAACAGCTTTTCTAATACCTTGCATTTATCAAAATGCTCTTTCATATGATCAGGTTTACCACCTATAAAAGTCGCATATTGTGTGAGTTGTTTTGTAGTTGGACCAACATAAATTAAGACATCTGCGTTTGTTTCAACAGATGCCTTTTTGATTGCATCACCAACCTGTTTAGGTGATGCTTTTTCATTTTCAATTTTAGAAGTCATCTTCTAATACACTCCTATCTACTTGAATTTGTGGTGCTTCAAATTCTACTATTGCGGTTGAATGCCATGTAGGTCGCATTTGTTCTTCAAAGAGATCCAATTCAATCTTGCCAGTTAAACAAAAGGGCCCTATCGTTTGTGTCTCTTTTAACGCCAATTCTATTCGATTCCAGACGTTTAAATTGTCACGCCAACCATTTTGTTCATCCTTGCTGTATGTGCCCACCACAAAGCGTACAGACATTGTTTTTTTATCAAATATTACGTCTGTTTGCCCTAAATATCTAATGATGACAAATGGATAACCTTCTGAATCAACCTCTTCAGTTCGTTGACTTGGTTTTGGTGGCGCATACCCTCCATAAATGTTAGGTGTTTTATAAACATCAGGTGTTTTAGTAGGCAACTCTAAGTCCTTTAACTTTTTTGTTAAAAAATTAGTCAAGGAATCTACTAAATCTATTCCATGCACCAACAATCAACCCCTTAATAAAAAGTTTATTTCATGTATAATGCGATTATCTAATACTTCAGCGATTCGTCCACCAACTGATGCCATTGATTCCTCATTTTCAATCATTTGTGGAATCGAGGGACCATAGTGACCTCTTAGGGGATACCGTTCAGCAGAAACTCGTCCAAAGACGTTTGTAGCACTTCCTGAGTATCTTGGATTTGTTAGGGTTGTTAGAAACAGCGATTTCAACTGCTTTCTTTCTCCTTTTTTAACAGCAACACTTACACCTTTTTTCGTTTGCCTCGGGTTAAATGCAATTAAAGGTATCAATTCGCCTCGTGAACTAATAGAAGCATATAAATTACCCCTATTAGCGCGATTCATTTTTAGTGTTTTTAGAACATCTCCATGTCGAATTGTATACTTCGACTTTGCTTCTCTTGCAGCTTGCGTTCTTCCTGCTTGTGCAGCTCTGTTTATAGCTCTTGATAAAACTATCGGTATTTGTTCTGGCGTGTCACTAAATATTTGATTTAATCGCTCAATATGAAGAACATTGATTTCAATCATAAGAACACCTAACTTTCATTTGCACTAATTACAATACGAATAACTCCCAATTCCTCATCAGCCTCTTCAACATAGTATTCTTCGCCATCTAATTCTAAAATACTGCCAATATTTGGGATGTAAAAATCACTGCTTTTGACAAGGATCGTTTTGAAATGTGAATACACTTCTTGGGAAACCATTAATTGATCTTTTCCGTATCCTTTCACAGCACCAAGATTACTTTCAACAACAATGTCAAGTTCTTGACCACCTAACACATGTTTATCAGCCAATTCATTTGCATTAAAAAAAACATTAGAAAGATCTTTTTCTAATGTGTCCTTAAAATTCATATGCTTCACACCCTTAGTCCTCTAATTGATCTAAGAAATACGCCGATTTATCATTCTCAATAATAAGTGCAATTATTTTTTTCTTCGAGATGTTACCTGCGAATTCAAGACCTAACTCTTTAGCCCCAGCTTTTAATTCTTCTGGTTCAAAGTTTAAATCTAATGTTTCCTCAACAGATTCTTCTTTCTCCTCTTTTTGAGTGGAATAATTTTCATTATTACTTACAGTGCCCACTTCTTTATAAGATTTTTGAATGACATTTAAAAAGAGCAGTCTTTTCTCTGACTGCTCATCTAAGACCTCATTACTAATAAAATCATTCTTTTTATAGCTAATACCATTGTGCTGAATATTTGTTTTTGCAATATAACCTAGCATTTGCTACATCCCCTTATCTCTAGACTACAGTCGCTACAAGCCATGAATTTACATTTTCAGGCTGAGGTACTGGACGTGAAGTTAAACGGACCATTGCCACATCGTTGTCCATATTCCCCCAAAACTTAGGTACACGTGCAGCTTCATATGTTACAAATTTACCACCCTGCTCCATTTGTGTTACAGCACCATATAAAAAACCACCTTGACCTGAATGACCAATTAATACCTTATTAGCTGGCACGAATGATTTTTCATTCCCTTCATCATCCAAATACCAATCATCATACGTATAAATCTCAACACCGATTTCTGGCAATCTACCGATGAACGTAATCGAATCATTTTTCAATGTTGGCTGAATAACACCAAATGACATATTCAATTTATCAAAAATATCGCGAATCTCTTTGCTTTTTAAAAATGCTTCATAAGCACTACGACCTAAAACAACGATATTTGGTGCAATACCACTGTTTTGCAGTACTTCTAATCGCCATGCTTTTAAATCTTCGTATGGTTCAGACTCAGCTGCCGTCCACAAGCTTGTACCTGATAACACTTTAAATTGATCAAAACCATAATCAATTTCCATTTCAATTTTTTTCTCATAATTATTATCAGAATAACCTTGCACAATTACTTTTCCACCAAATAAAAGCTCTGCGACCATCCATTCTTCGCGTCGGTCAATATATTGCCCCAGTTCCTCTAAATCTTTAGCAGTCATTTCTACTTGTCGCTGTTCTGGCGTTTTTGTTGAATAAATATTTTCTCCCATACTACGATGTGAAATGTCATCAATCGTCATCGCTCGTTGTGGCGCAATACGTGGAGTATCAACTGATTTTGTAGTAAAACCTTCACGGCCAATCGTCACACCGCCAATACGTGGTGCAACAAATGGCGCCATACGACGTTTGCCTTTTTTATAATCAAGTTCAACCTTATCTGTTACAAAAGTGCGGTCTTTAGTTCGTGGAAAGAATGTATCTCGCAAAAACGATGGCACTTTTGGCATCATTTCTATTGCTGGTAGTACCTCTACTGTTCTTGGATATTTCATATATAATTGCCCCCTTAAAGCACGATTTTTAAGTAAATTCCGTATGTTTTCAACTCTGATTCAATAGAATCGACTTTTTCCTCACCTGCTATTACAAGTGCATTACGATTAAACGCACCCGATACATATACTGTAGCGTTTATTGCATCTCCTGCCTGATCTCCAGTATCCACATCATCTGTTAAAATAAATTCCGGTTTTACCACAGTATCACCACCGAACAGCACAGCGTTTCCAGCTTCATTTTTACCAACAACTGAACCACGTACTAGCACGCCTTGCCCTGCAACTAATGACACAATTGCCTTATTAATTGGAAATGAAGCATCTGCAATTAAATGATCGAAGTTTCGCTCGTATACATCATTCACTAATTTGTTCATTGCTTATTACCTCCCCACACATTCATTAAGCCTGCTGAAAATTTTTGTTCGCTTGTAGCTTGATTTTCAGGAGCTTGCTCACCACTAATATCTTGCAACTGTTCTGCATCTTGATGAGCATTTGTATAAAACGCTGCACCTGCTTCCTTTTGATTTTTTACAATTTGAACTGCTAATTTCTCAGCTGTCACTGGATTGTCAAACTTAGCAGCTTGCACAAGAGCATCATTACCAACGGGTGCAATTTCTTCGATTGCTTTGATACGCTCATTTTCTGCTTTTACGCCTTCGTCATAACCAGTTTGTTTTACCTGGTTGAAAAGTTCTGGATGTTTGTTCTGTAATTCCTCTAAAGTCATTGGTGTACCTCCTTGATTATCAATTGGCGGTTCTACCGCGCTAGTATTTACAATATTGCGGATCGGGTCATTTGCTAGCTCTTGGCGCATCTTATCAATTACTACCTGAGGTAAAGCACCATTCACTAGCATGCTACTATTAGCATCTGCAACAGCATCGATTTCTTGTTCAAACATAATATTATCTATAAAGCCAAGCTCTTTAGCTTGCTGGGCATTCATCCATGTCTCTTTGTCCATCATCATCTTCAACTCAGCCTCTGGTAATTTAGTGCGCATGATATAAGTAGACATCAGTGATTTATTTACGCTTTCTAATAATTCACCTGCATCATACATTGCGCGATAATCACCTGAAGCACGTGTGCTAGCATTGTGAATCATAATTTGGGCAACTGGAGACATTTCAATTTTTGTGCCAGCCATAGCAATTACTGATGCAGCAGATGCAGCTAAACCTACAATACGCACTTTAATTGTTCCAGCAAATGATTTTAAAGCTGTCCAAATTTCAGCTCCTGCAAAAACTGAACCTCCGCCACTATTGATTTCTACAATTAACTCATTCACATTACTTCTAATCGCTTGTTCAATAACCATATTGACTTTAGATGGGCTTGTTGCGGGAATTTCAAACCAATCATATATCCATTGATCAGAGTCGCTAATAATTGGACCTTTCACTTCAATTTTCATGTTCGTCACATCCTTCATTAATAGCAATTGAAGCATTTGCCCACATGGTTGTTTGTTGCAAATTTGTAAGCGCCAGTGCCTTTTCACGGCTTTCTGGACATACTTCATTAATTAAAAGAGCAAGTTCCTTGGCTTTTGTACGAATAGCATCATAACGTTTTGGTTGATCTGCTTTTGGTGAATGGTACATAAAAAATATTTTCAATTTCTTTAAGTGTTGGCATCCTATCTCACCTCCTTTATTTGTCATCAGAATCGTCCTCATCGTCCTTGTCATCGTCTGAATGATTCCTATGAGTATCTTTATATTGGCCAAAGCCCGCTTCACGACGTAGTTTCTCTTCTCGTACTAACTTTTCGTGGTTTTGATAGTAATCAGTCCCTGTTAACTCAGCTGCTTCACGGGTACGGGTGCTGAATCCATTGTCTACACGAATGACTGCACCGTTCGCTTCTTTTACCGGATCGAGTTGTCCTTGAGATGGTCCATTCCATTCAGCGCCACAGTATGCTTTTTTAATCAGCGGATCATTGAAAAAACCGGGCGCATATATACGACCGGTTGCAATTGCTTCAGTTAAGAACTCCTCATAAATTGGTTGACAGAAATTTGAGGCCATAAAACTTCTATGATTTCTAAACATTTTCCATGCTTCCAATAATGCGCCTCGGCTCGCAGAATACGAGCTAGTGAAATGTTTCATTAATACTTCATATGGAATTTCTAGTGCAACTCCAATTTGACGACAAATCGATGTAACAAAACCGTCAAACGCGGTATTTGGTCGTCCTGGGTTACTTTCGTGTACTTTCTCGCCTTCCTCTAAAAAATTAACGGCTCCATTACCTACTTCAATAGTTGAATCATTCTCACTATCAATTTCTTCCTCATATGCAAGTCCACCGAAACCATCCATATTTTGAGTAATATTATCTTTCGTGATGAAAATGGTGTACATTCCACTAATAACTGCTGCCATAAGTTCAGCTTCACTATATCGCGAAAGTTGTTTTAGACTTTCAATAACTGGTGATAAAATTGGCACGCCTCGACGTTGTTCTGGTCGCTCCATACGCAATAAATGAATAATATTTGTGCGCCCTGTTGTTTTGCCAAATTTCTCAATACGCACCCATTTATTATTGTAGGCAGATAATGCTGAACCAGGATGCTTCTCAGCTACATGATACGCCATAACCTCACCCTTCTTATCAATTTCTACACCGTTGACAATCTTATTATCAATATATGATTCAATACCTGGTGTACAAATACGGTCAGCTTCTAACAACTGCACCGTTAATTGATAGGGTGTGCCAGCTCTCTTATGGTAGGGCATTGTTGCAAAAACGTCTCCAGACATCAACATTGATAGAAAAGCCAATTGTTGTAACTGGTAAAAATCACACATACGCGTAACATCACAGTTTTTCGATTCAGACCATAACTCAAATTCACGCTCTACTTTTTTCTCCCATTCAGCAGCTTGTTCTGGTGTCATCTTTAACACTTCACGATCGACTTGAGAATTTAAACGTAGACCAGGGCCCACTACATTTGTAACTAATGTTCGCAATGCACCAGTAGCTAAAGGTGCCCCCATATGTAAATCTCGCGATCGTTCACGAAGCTTTGGTATATTTCGTTCAATATCTTCTAAAGCTGATCCAGCTTGTGTTAACCAACCCTTCAAACTCTTTTTCTCTGAACTAGCACCGTGATTCGCATACCCACTATTTGAAATAGTTTTTCCCATTGATTCAACAGCTGCTAATTGCGCTCGATGAACCACTCTTTGTGCTCCTGCCTTGGGTGAAAAATAACTAATAACTTTATCCATCATATTTGCTTTCAAAGTAATTTCACCTCACTTTATAGATCACGGGGGATAAATCTTTTGGCACGACGTACACGGCCACCTTTTTCTGCAATTTCAAGCTCATCTACTTTCTTTTCCCAGAAACCAATCTGCTTACGTATTTCTGCTATATTTGCCCTTGTTAATGACCTAGAGCCTATTGTGTAAGCTTGACCTTGTGAGACGGCCAATTCGGCATCAAGCCACGCTTCTAAATGTAACTTTGCTCTTTCCAATGTAACAACCATCATCTATCACCTTCTCTTTCTCACACGTTTCTTTTTATTAATACCTAACGATATGGCATACTCATAATCAAAATTAGGATTTATAATTTCGAGTGCTGCTGTATTGTAAACACGCAAGTCAAACGGCTCATTTCTAGTGCGAATTTTTACCCAAGTTTGATAAGGTATTCCTTTTTCATGTCTTGTCTCTAACTTTTCAGCTGTCAGACCAAGGAAATAATTCAACTCATATCCCCCCTGGCCTCGTGGGAAATGACAATAGTTCGGTCCAGGCTCTTCCACTTTCAAACTCGACATAACACGTGCCTTACCATCATTAGTACCAAGACGTACAAGCAATGGTTTTAACGGCTTTGGTCGCGATGTACCTGCCAACAAAGGCACATATGCACCTTTCGCTTCGTTCATCCCCTTTATTGCGTATATTCTTCGTGCTTCACGTGCTTTGCAGAATTTATATACTTCATGTGTGAAGTGACCACCACTATCGATACAACTGCAAGCAATTCCAAACCGCTTACCATTAGCCTTGCTCCATCGCTTTTGTAACCATAAATCAAGTCGTTGCCATGTCTCTTCTTCTTTTAAATCTCCATATAAAACATGGTATTCAATTCCCCATGATTCTCGACCAGCGCCCCAACCAACTACTTCAATTTCAAAGCGATCATCTTGAACATCCACAGCTGCGGTTAAAACTTTAACTTGTTCAGGCACTTCTGCGTCATATTTTTCACGACGTTCAAATAATATTTCTTCATCAACTTTTGAGCCGCTTTCTTCCCATGACTCACCTAGTACAGTGTTCACCCATGTCTTTAATTTTTCTTGGCCATCTCGTTTGGCTTCTAAAAAATCTCGAACAATTTTATCCCACGTTACCCAAGGACTTGAAAACTGATTCAAATGAAAGCCGCGTCGGTAGGAGTGTTTCTTTTGTGCAATCCACTTACCTTCAGCACGCTTCCATTCACGTTCACTATGTAGGCAACCACATTCGCTACAAGCGTGATTTACCTCATTTACAATAAACTCGTTATCCTCAGTTTTTTGATACTCAAATTTTACTTGAGCCCATTTAATGGGTTGGTATGTTTGGCAAGATGGACAAGACAATGCCCATTGTTCCATCGTGCTATCCTCGTAAAGTTGCTCTATCCGTGAAGTGCCTTTATCAAGTGGAGTAGAAACGTAAACATGTTTTCGATTTGAAGGGAAAGTAGTTGTACGCATTTTAGCTAAGTTAATCGGATCCCCTTCCTTACCAGCTGACACTGGATAACGATCTACTTCATCACATAATAAAATCCGAATTGGTCTACTAGATAGAGAAGTTGCAGCATTCGCACCTATAATCGCAATTGATCCGCCTAAGAAAGACTTCTCATCGATCGTATTGCCAGCATTTTGAGCCACTTTTTCTCGTAAAGCCTCACTTGCTTCAATCATTGTTGAAAGCCTTGTTGTAGAAAAATAACGAATCAATTTTTTATTTGGCAACATGAACATAATCGGACATGGATCATAGTCGATATGATAGCCAACCATATTTAACATAAATTCCGTTTTACCAACCTGAGCTGACGCCATAACTGCTACTTCTTCAGTATTTGAATCTGTAATACAATCCATAATTTCACGCATATATGGTGCTCGGTTTGTTCGCCATGGCCCTGGTTCAGCAGATGTATCTGATGTTAAAATACGATATTTATCAGCCCACTCAGAAACAGTTAAATTAGGTCTTGGTGACCACAATTGCGCTAAATCTTTAAATAAATTAATTGTTTTTTTTGCAATCAATTTTATTCGCTACTTTCTTTCACAAACATCTGCGGCGAATAATCCACTAAAACGGTCAAAGCATCTTCTATTTCGGCCCTTAATGTTTGTTCAATCGTTTTAGTGGACTCACCTTCTAAGTTTCCAGCTATTCGTGCAGGTAACGTCAATAACTTCGATTTAGCGCTTAAAATCATGTCACCCATAACTAGCCGTACATCTTCTGTTGAATGTAACTGTCCCCGTAGCTGCTGAAGCTGAAGCTCCGTTTTTTCCTTCTTTAAAATTTCATGTTCTGTTTTGGCATCTACATATCGTGGCTTTCCAATTTCCTCTTTTCCACCTGAAACATGTTCAATATATGCAAGAATATTTTCAGCCATATTGTATTTTCCACGACCGCATTGTGTGAGAACGCCATCACGTGTTAATTGACGGATCCATTGCGGTGTTTTTCCAAGCAATTTTGCAAATTCACTTGTTCCAATCTCCAAATTAGCTAGGTCATCCACTTTCGCTTTAGATTTTGACATTTCTCACACCTCACTTTCGCTTCAACACTTGTATTTTTGCTTCACTTTCCAATTCATTAAATGAAGGATTTTTTTCAAACTTGTAACTTTCCACCCTCGCAAGCGAAAGCGAAAGTAAAAAATTTAGAGAAAAAATAACTGACTTTTGGGGCTCGCGAGCCCCGCATGGATTATAAAGGCTCAGAAGGACCCATTAAAAACAAAAAAGCGATACAGACTCTTCTGCTTCGCTTGTATTCGGTCGGTTCAATGGCTTAATCCAGCAAGTGAACTGTCTTAGGTGCGTCATTCACTACTCTTGCTAAGCGTGCGATTGAATCAAGTTCTTCAGGCGTTGCTAGTGGACTTAATACCTCTACTCTTTTAATAATGTAGTCTGCCAATGCCTCGTTCATTTCATCTACTTTACTTTGTTCTAACATATACATGCCCCTCTCATATTGGTATTGTGATAGTTAATGCATAATAAAAAGCCACACCTGGTTAGATGTGACTTGGTAAATCAATTAAGGGAGTACATACATAACGGTAACAGCTGCTCCAAACGGAAGAGCCCCATCACCTGTAACAATTCTGACAGATAATAAGTCACATTTACTTATAGGATAGTTAGCTGTTGTAGAACCACAACAATTGGGGTTTTCAGCAGTATTTGGTCCTGTTACTGACGCAATAACGCCTGTTGAAATAGGATCTGTAAAGCCGCAGCTTTTACTTATAACTACTTCAGCTGTTACTGTATCTGCAGCTGTTAATGTATTATCACGTACATTTAAAACTAATCCAGTTATAATTGCATTTTCTGGTATAACAACTGTATTCCTTGGGAATAAAGCAGATGCGGTACCTAACCCTAAATATTGACCATTTCCTATAGATTCATCAGTTGCTAAATAAATTTCACACACTCTTGCATTATTAACTGGTGGTGGTGGAGTTACTCCATTCATTTCAGGTATACATGGTGCTTTGAATCTGAAGAAACACTGATTTTTCTCACAACCGCACATATTTGAGTGGTGATGAGCACTAACCTTATTACAATTTCTACATCCCATTTTTACAATCCCTCCTTGTTTTTACTACACTATTCAAAGAAGGACAAAGGAAATAGACATATATAACGTCTCCTTATGATTAAATTGTTTTTTTGTTTTAATACAAAAGACCACTATGAAGTGGTCTTTTGACAAGGAGATTTAAAAATGTGTTTAAATAACTCTAGTGGTTGGTCAATCCACTTCTAACATCCTATTCTAAATTAGACATTTAACATAGGCTAATACCTATTCTAAATGGATGAAAGGATAAATATGAATTTAATTGTTTAAATTCTTAAATTGCATTTTCACCACATGATCAAGGGATATAAGATGATCTTGAATATACAAATACTTATCCCTATTCTTTGTTGCTATTAATGCATTGGCCCAAAAGACTTCTGAAACTTTTAAAACATCTTTTTCCCCAGTTGAGTAAGTAATGTTTACCTCAATATTTTTTGGTAATTGTTTATCCCCAATTTCTTTTATTAATTGTTCAAGTTCTTTAAAGAGTTTCTCCTTATCCATTGTGATCACTCCATCATTCTATGTTATAAAATATAATACCATAGAATAAGAACAAACGTTTGTGTATCTAAAACATTTATTGTGATCAAAATTATAAAAAGATTCCTTCCTAGCAAAATGTATTTGCTAGTTAGTTTTCTTTATTGTTTTCTTTATTGTTTTCTTTATTGTTTTCTTTAGAGATTTTGCATATATAGAAGAAACTCGTTTAGGTGTACTCTAATTAGAGTACAGTGGTGTACCCTAATTAGAGTACAGTAGTGTGCCCTAATTAGAGTACAGTAAAGGTGTACTCTAATTAGAGTACAGTCAAGACCCATGACAATGAAAAAGGAATCAACTAAGGTCTCCCTTAATCAATTCCCGATGATACTAATTTAACATGTATAAAACCAAATGCTTCATTTTTAATTGCTAATATTTTCATTTTATTTTTCTAGTTTTTTTCTATTATTTTTCTACTTTTTTTCTACATAGTGCGAGCGATGTTTAGATCCAGGGCTAATTTGTAGAAAGCTTTCCAACGAATTTTATCGTAAGTAGTGGCAGAAATAGGCGGTTGAAATTTAAAACAATAGACTTTCATATCTGTTAAGTATTCGGCATCATCAGCCATGTATCTTGTTTCAATCAAGAATCTTTCCATTGGTGGCAGCCTTTTTACAGCACGTTCTATACGCTCACAATATTTACGTCTTACACTCTTTTCATCAACGTTGTAAATGGCCACTGAGCCTGTTTGGTCACTTGTTAAATTGCCTTTCACTCCACCAATGTCATTAATATGTGATGTTGTAGCTGCTTCTTTTTCTTCAAAAGTTAAATGTTTAAAAATGCGGTATTTTTCTAATTCTCGCTCGACAGCTGCTTGCGTTGCTTTTCTATCTAATTCAGGCAATTCAAAATCCAAAACAGATTTCCCCCTTCTACAAGAAAGATACCCTGGCATCTACCAGGGCAATTAGTATCAATCTAGTAAATCATCATCATTTTCTGTCTCATTGACATCTTCAATGGTCATTTGATCAGGTGCTACTGATACGCTACCATCTCCATCAACCTGATATTCGATACCCTCATGCTGTTCCTCAAATTCTTCAATGCTCATTTGGCTTTGTTCAAGAGAAAGCTTCACATTAAAGCCTGCTTTTGGATAAAGTTTGATAGTCTTTTCCTCACTATCGCCTTTGGCTTCAAATTTTAGCACGACTTTCTTGCTATCGCGCTGAATTGATTTCATCTCTGCAGATAATTTAACATCACCAAGTTCAAGTATTACAATGCTGCCTGCCATACCAATTAATTCAGATTTATATTGAACATCATCACCTAAGATATGAAACTCTAAAACTTCTTTTTTATCATCCTTTTGTATTTTTTTAAAAAGGACATTTAATTCAACTTTGGCCATTCTTCACACTCTCCATTTCAATTGTTTTATTTCCTAATATCGATTTAACTACCTCTGCTTGATAGACAGGACAACCAATAAAATCAGATCTATTAACCTGGTACATGATTCTTGCAATTTGAGCTAAAATATATGCATCGACAACATTGTCGCTTTTATGTGAGAAGCCAAAATGATCTTTTACAGCTTTCATAACGACTTTTTTCTTTTCTACACCTGTAATGCGTTTTTTGTTTCCCACTTCTCCAGTAAAGCCAGTAACATTTACAAATTTCTTAACAGCACTAGGAGCAACTTCATAGTATTTAAACCCTCGTCTAGTTAGAGACATTCGCATACCCCAACCAATGCCACCAAGCTGTATGCCTTGTTGTGTTGCAAAACCAAATCCCTCAATTGTAATGATGTCTCCCTTTCGCATATGGGCCATAACCTCGTCAATAAGGGTAATCATTCGGAAAGGATCTTTATCACCTACGCCAGTTAATTCTTTTGCTCTAAGCACCTGGCCACTTTCATCTAGTGCAACAAATCCTGTTTTAGTTGATGGATCTAAGCCTATGAATCTCATAACGATCCTCCAAATCTTTTATTTTGTATCATTCACCCTCTACTTCACGAGCGATGAAAAAATTATTAAAATTATCTTGTACAGGAAGGCCATCTTCTCGGAATTCAGGCGTTGCAGGTTCTACAATAAGTTTCGAATTGCATTCATGACAGTGTGCATACACAGCACTTCTAGATACCCATCGTTTCCCTGTGTGGCCACAATCACACCAATATTTACATTGGTACTTGATTTGACCACCCTCAAACTCTTTGGTACCAAAGTGAGGTGATTCACTTTCAGAAGCACAATTAATTTTGGCCACTTCACTAATTGGAGCAGTAAGAGTACGTTCAGCATTTATCTTTGGTAGCACCTTCGATATTTGCTGATTCTTTTCTTTTTCAATTTTTGGAGGAACTACTGCAGAAGTTTTAACATTTTGAAACGGAACATAATCAGGTGGAGCTTCACCAAGATTTATTAAGGGTTTATTTTTTGGCTTAGAAACGCTGACATTATTTTTGTTCTGTTTTAAAACTCCTAACACTCCAAAGAATCCTTCAATAATACTCGTTACATGGTTTTCTTGAATTTCCTCTGCTTTTAAATGTGCGTCTTGAACATTAATTTCAATTTTCATAACTACTCCTCCATTTCAGCTCTAAACAAATCATTTTCTACTACTTATCCAGTTCAATAAACTTCTGCTTCCATCCCATAAATAACAACTTAAATTCATTTATTCCAATGTCTCTGCCTTTTGCAAAAAACTGTTGAATGACTTTCCCTTGTGGCATTTTGTCAGCTGGATCATGCCATAAAAATTCAACAACATCTGCATCTTGTTCAATGGATGATGATTCTTTTAAGTGTGACAGCTGCGGCTTTTTAACATTGTCGCTTTCTCTAGTCATTTGCGATAACATCATGAAGCAACAATTCATGTCCCTGGCTATTTGCTTGGCAGTAGTGGTTACATTTCCAATAGCCTGCGCCCTGGTCTCATTTTTACGTTGGGGAATCTTCATAATCTGCAGATAATCCACCGCAATCATTGCAATTTGTCCATATCGCTTTTTAAAACGCCTTGCTGTAGCTCTTACTTCCTCGATTGTTACACCTGATGAATCCTGGACAAAGATTGGCAACTTTTCTAACTCTTTATAAGCAAACTCAATGACTCCTAATTCATCAGGCTTTAAGTCCTTATTTTTTATGCGGCCATATTGAATGCCTGTTGAATTTGAAATCATCCGATCAAACAATTGGTACTTGTCCATTTCTTGAGACCAAATTAATACTGGTCCACTCTTGGCAACACCCATAATTCTTTGGAGAAGCATTGCTGTTTTACCAACACTAGGACGTCCAGCACTAACGAACAACCAACCTCTCCATAGACCATGCGCCCATTTGTCATAGTGTTTGAATCCAGTAGGTATAAATTCAGCTCGTTTCAAAAGATGTGCAAAATATCCATGACGTGACTCTTTTAAACTTTGCATCTTGCCATCATCTTCGGGCCTTACTTCTGAGGCTAGTCTTTCGATTTCAGCAAAATAATCATCATCCGTTTCGAAATCCTCATGTACTAGATTCATAATTTTTTGCCCTATATCTGTTCCTCGTCTTCGAATAGCCCTCGAACGAACAATATTGGCATATGACACGACATTTGAAGCTGTAGGGCAGGAAACGGCTAATTCCGCTAAATAAGAAATGCTTACCTCGTCCATTTTGTTATGCTGCATGTACAGCTCAGTAACAGTAGTAATATCGATAGGCTGATTTTTATTATCTAGCCATTTCATTACTCTATAAATCTGTTGGTGACGCGCGCTAATGAAGTCCCTTGATTCAAGAAATACAATGTCATCGATCACACTCGGCTCAAGAAATATTGCACCTAGTACCGATTTTTCTGCATCGAGTTCGTAATCAGTTGCTCCAATCAAAGTCATTTGGATCATTCCCATCTTGTAACCAGCGCTGGAACTCTATTTCTTTATCTCTCGGATCATATTGAGGCTTTTGTTTTTGTTGAGAAGGTTTTTTATCAGCATTCATTTTTATTGCTAGTTCTACAAACTTATCTCTAAGTTTTTTTGCTGATAAAACGTTGGTGCGCCAAAAGGAATCCTGCGTAACCCAATCCATGACCTGCTTGGCCAAGTGCTTATCAACTTGATCTATTTCAATTAGCTTTCGCATATCATCAGCCCAAGATTGCATATTGGACTTTTTGATTAAATGAGATATACCAGCCTCATTTGCAACTACAGAAACTTTTTCATGAAAGTAGACGGCCATTTTGTAATAAGTATTTTCTTCATCATATTTATTTTTTTTAACTGGTTTAGTTTGATCAGGGATTTCAGGTTCTACCTCATTAGGTGGAAGCTGTTCATCCCACTCTTTATAATCTTTATTAAATCCCATGATTCTCGCTCCTTTTGAACCAATTCCAAAAACTGATATTATGTTTCTATCAATCAATGTTGCTAGTTCTCTATTCGTTTGAGTTCTACTGGCATTGATCACCTTTGCTAAAAAATTTATGGACATTTCATTTGTTTTACGTTGAAAGCCATACGTATATCTCCAAATGGCCAACACTAAACGGAATTGTGTGCCATTGAGATTAAGCCTCATGATTTCTCCAAGGATTTCATTGGCAATCCGTGTGTGCCCATTTTTGAGTTGTGGATTTGCCATGATTACTCACCCTATTCATGCTTTCAATTGGCTGCTCATGTATTCAATGAGTTCCTCTGAAAATTCCTCAATATCTTTGCGACTACTACCTGTGTATGGTCTGTTTAACCAATCATCAATGCGATCCGCAACTGATCCAGTAATACTTTTAGATTGAATGGACTCTAATTGCCTTTTTAGCTCTATGTTTTCAATTTGTAATCTCAACATAGCAGTTAAAATTAATTCATATGGATGCATTAAACGACCTCCAATTCGTAATGATTGCCTGCTTGGTACCCCTTTTTTAATAACTCCCTTTTAACAGTCATTTCCGCAAGCGTAGGGAGGTTGTTCTTGCTACTTAAATGTGTAAGGTATATTCGTTCCCCTTTGCCCACTACAAGCTCTCTGAGGGCTTTTGCCGTTTGTTCATTTGATAAGTGGCCAACATGACTCAATATTCGCGCCTTAACGCTGTTAGGGTAATCAGATGCTTCAACCATTCGTGGATCATGATTGGCTTCAATGATGTAAATGTCACTATGCCTCATGGCGTTCAACATGCTTTTATCAACCAGGCCAGTATCTAAGCAAATAGATACTTTAAAATTATCTAAATTCCATACAACGTAACCCCTCGGATCGATTGCATCGTGATGAACATTAAAATGGCTTACTATAAATTGGCCACAACCGAAAATACCACCAACGCCAATCGGCCTAATTAATTCATCTTCAACGGTAGTGATGTTTTTCCATTCACGTTCGCCAGCATACACAGGAATTTTGTATTTATTGGCCAATGGCAGCCCTTTAATATGATCGCTATGTGCATGTGTAACAAAAATTGCTTCAACTCTATTTGGCGTTATACCTACTTCCAGTAGCCGTTTCTCTATTTTCGTTTTAGCAATGCCTGCATCGATTAGAATGGTAGTTTCATTGGTTGTTAAAGCAATACAGTTGCCACTTGAACCACTTGCTAAGATGTCAACTTTCATTTCCTACCCCCTAACTCCTTATGGCACCGTGAGCATATTTCACGCCCACGGTACAAGTTGTATTCATTTTCATTCATTTCTCGCCCACACAGCTTACAATCCTTATTTCTCTCATAAACTATTATTTGTGGTAGTTTCATAGTTTTTACTCTAGTAAATCGGCATCGTTTGACTGTGAAGCTAGCATTTCGATATTCATATTTAGTAGCTCAATTAAGCCAACTAGTTCAGATTCCGTAGCTGTTGTAGGATCAATGCCTGGTGCATTTTTATCCAGGTATTCTTGCATAGCCTTTTTCGTTGTAATACCAAGTTGTTTAAACTTTGCTTTGACTTCCTTGAGTAATTCTTCTGAGCGAGTTAATACAGGCTGTTCAATAGGTGCCTCTATTTGCTCCTGGGTAGGAGTAATATCCCTGCGTGTTTGCGTAGTAGGTTGAGGTACATCATTTTGGGAAATCGTTACATCTTCAAACGATAGACCATACTGTTTTTTCAATGCTCGTTGCTGAACATGCTTGCCGAACATGTCACTTGTCCACTTGTTCCAGTTGTCTTTATTTTGACCTGTGAACATATGAGCAACTTCGTCAATGTCCATAATGACCGTTACAGGTGGATAGCCCTCACGATAAGCAACTGAATAGGCTCCAATAATTTTTCCACGCGGAAACCCTATTTCGTGTTGTACCACTTCCATTTGCTTTGTTTCTTTATTCATAGCAATTTTAAATTCATCGTTTTCATGCACCATTTGTGTATCAGGTGGGATAAAGCCCTCTTGTTCACGCGCTTTTGAAAGATAGGCCTCAGCTGCAAACTGTATACGTGCTTGGCTACCATATTTAATAAAGAAGATTTCATTTTTGAATGGATCTAAGCCATATGATGCCGCCTTGTGAGCGAATAATAGAAATTCTTGATCATTGGCTGTTGGAGCAATTGAGTTTCGAATAACCTGCAATACTGCAGGTTGAAAAGCTTCTGTAATTTCAGGTGTTAATGTTGGTAAGTTTCTGTTCATAATTAACGTGCCTCCGTATATTTATTCAGGCCATTCTTGACCTGTTTTTTCATACTTGCATATGCTTTATTGAAAAGTTCATCGACATCTTGGCCTGGCTCTACGGTAATTGTGATACCTGCTTCAACTCGTATATTTTCAAAGTCTGGAAGCTTTTTTAAATACGTATAATTGACTGTGATTTCTTTAGCGTTCATTCAGAAATGACCTCCAATTCTTTATCTGCAACAACTTGGCTGATTATGAGTTGTCCATTCGGTTCTTTGAACTTAGTAATGGTTTCTGCATTATCTACAAAACAAGGAGCGATAAGATCATTTTGCTCTGACAACACATCACGAATTTCAAGCCCTGCTCTAGTTTGTTCACTAAATGAAAGTTTCATATAGTCTTTGCCATCCATTTGCACTATGAAGGTTGGTTTATTGTCACCCGTTGTTTTCACTTCTTCGAACAGTTTTATTGATAAATTCTCGAACAAGTCTTGAACCTTTTTGACTTGCAATTCAGCTTCTTTGGCTTTGAAATCCTTAATAGCATCCAGGATAAAAATGGACTCATTAAGTGATTCAAGCGTTTCTTTTTCATTAGCTTCTGCAGCAATAACCTGTTCCTCTAAGAACTTGTACTGCTTATGCTTTGAAATCTCGTATTCTATTGGACTTATCTTCTCTTGAAGCGACCGCGCTTTTTCCATTTGCTCAGATACGTCCACGTATTCAAGTGTTTTAAGTTCTTCTTCTAATACTTTTCGTTCATCTACAACTTTTTGGAATTTCGATTTTACTTGTTGAATACGTTGCTCTTTTTCTGCCTCTACAGCATCAATAGCTTCATTTTGTAACGTTTGGTGACAAACACGGCAAGTATCTTGTATAGGTTCGTTTTTTAGCTGATTAAAGGTTTCTTTGATATGATCACGTTCTGTTGTCAAAAATTGAATTTCGGTATGAAGCCTGTTTATTCGGCCATTTGTTTCCTGTGCTTTATAAGTCACAGTTTCTATAGCATTTCGTTCTTTAACAAGCTGCTTTAATTCCACATTTAGCGAGTCTAATGGTACTGTTGGAGCATTTTGTTCTAACTGCTCTCGTAAGGTCTTGGTACGGCTCTGAGCAGCTATATATTGTTTGTCCAACTTAGTTTTATTAGATCGATGGATTTTATCTAAATCCTCTAATGAATGTTTTTTAACTAACGTGGCCAACTTGTCCGATTGTGGTTTAGGCAGCTCTTTTAATACTTCTTTATTTGCAGGTGCAGTCGTATATTTTAAAATCATTTGACGCTGCTTTTCCCAATGCAATGTGAAGAAATAACTTGGATTAAATAGCGATAAGAATAAATCTTTATCAAATAGCTTCTCTACTGCGTCATTAAAATCAGTAGCTTTGGAAGGTACCTCATTTACATAGAACTTATTACGACCTTTCACAATTTCACGACCTAAAAGCAGTTCCCCATCCTCAACACATAAATGTAGTGTTACAAGCGTATTCTCTGCTTGATACGTTACTGGTGAAGGATCAAGTTTGCTCCCCACCAGGTCCGTACCGTATAATAAGAATGTAATTGCTTCACCAATGGAGCTTTTACCTTTTGCATTATCTGCGAGGATCTTAGTCATGTCGCCAAACTTAACTACAAGATCCTTGTGGCTTTTGAAATTCTGCAAGGTTAATTGATTGAATTTAATTTCCACAGTTTTTACCTCATTTCGTGTTATAATGTCTTTGAAAAGACTTGTATGTGAGCCTACAACCGTTCCAGCGGTATAGGCTCTTTATTTTTTATCCATAATGATAGTGCCAAGCTGCCACTCAGCAACAAATTCATGAAACTCCCACCCTTTTTTGGCTAGGTTGTGTTTTACGAAATAATCGCCCAGGACTTCTAAAAGACAATCATTCATTTTTTCACCTACTTCAACTCAATTTCAGTGATTAATTTTTTAGCTTCTTTGGGGCTTAAAATGAGCTTGCCGCCTAGCAGAACTAAATTATCATTTGATACTTCACCAGTAACCGCACACGCCATATCAGGCTTGTATTTTTTAAGAATCACTCCACCATCACGGTCTGTAAAAATTTCTAATGGATCACCTTCTGCAATTTCCAAAGTTCTACGAATTTCCTTTGGGATAACCACACGTCCTAAATCATCGATTCTACGAACAATTCCTGTTGCTTTCATTTTGTTTTCTCCTTTCGATTAAGAGCGCCCATTTTTGTATAGATATTTGCGATTACAACACCTGTCTTAGTAAGCTCAGGATCTAGATGAAATAATTTATTTTGATTCATCCTTGCTAGCTGCGCTCGAGTAATTAACTGTAGATTTTCAAGTGAAATATTAAGTTTGTTTTGATCAAGAAAAATTAGAACATGACCTTTTGGTATTGGACCATTTGCCTTTTCCCATACCACCTTGTGTTTATGTCTCCATCTTTCATGCCAAGTACCTGAGTCAGAAACTTTAATTAATACATAACCATCACGGTCAATACGCTCAGTACCTACAGGTTTATAATTCTTTGGCGTGTCACCTTTTTTGAAAGAAGTACGATTGCCTCCCACGTTGTAAAGCCCTTTTGTACCTTTATTAACAGGTGTAGTACCTTTTTCAAATTGTCCTGTACGACCACTTTTAATGTTATGATTTGTCAAACAAGCTTTTAATTGATTCATGTTGATATTTAATTGAAATTCTTGATTGAGCAAAAACAGCAGATCTCTTTGACTATTTGAAGGATAATGCTTACGTAAGAATTCTTTTTGTTCATGAGTCCAGGTATGACGCAATAACCTCACCCTTCCAACATCTTTGGTTTTTGAAGATCTTTTGACTTGTACTCTGTATAAAATTTTTGAGCTTGCAATACTATGGAACCGTTAGAGATTATTTGATTTGCTACACTGGTAACAGCTTTTGCCCTTTCGATTTCCTCTGTTAATTTGTCGCCAGCTAGATCTTCATCACTCAAACGTTCCAGCTGCGCAAATAAATGATTGTTTAAATCACCTAATGTGTTTCGCATCTAAAATCACTATCCCTTCAATTAGTTAATTGCATGAACAGCTCACGATCATTGTTAGCTAAAGCCATATCGATCAAATGTTTGCGGTTCATTTCTTCGATTTCATTTACAAGATCGATTGTTGCTGGCATTAATATAATGCCATCTTCCTTAATCAAATGTCCTTCATATACAGCAATTTCAATAGCTTTAGCTGCGGCTGCTCTGAATAAGTCCTCAAACAACTAAATCACACCCCTACCATTTAATAGTTAGACCTAAACCTGATAAATGTTTGTTAGCTATATAGCCATTTTCTGGTAATACCTGTTGGAAAATAGCAACGATTTGTTTATTAGTATTGTGGTAATACGTATACTCACAAAGACCTTTCTCAGCTTGATTTTCAATGCCTTTAATAAGGTTTTTGAAATCATCACTTTGCAATGCGTCAGCCTTTAATTTGTCAAAGTTGCTGACACTTACTTTTTTCATCTCAGCTGCAGGTTGTAACTTCAATTTTATTTCCCCTTATATTTCCTTTCTGCTAGACTATTGGTAGAAAGGTAGGTGATATATTTGCTAACTTATAAAGCATGGTTACTAAAATTCATTGATGTTGATTTACCTATTGGCGATATAGCGAAAGACGTTGCTTTTGATAAAGATTTCCCAAATACGAAAGACTACGACATTATTTTGGAATATTTAACTACAGCCGGTTCAGCAGATAGTTTTATGAGAGTTTTCGAATATTCATATAAGATGTATTACGAAAGCACTCAAAAGTAAAATTATTAATACTGGTACTTCTTACGACCAGTATTAATATTCGCTATACCATCTTGGTATGGTTTGTTCACAACTGAATGACCAATTTTTTCCCTCACCAGTTGTTCCAGCAACCAGTGAGGTTTTTTTATGACCTTCCACACATCTCACCACCTTTCAATGCCTGATAAACTTTCTGAGCATAGGCTACTTGCTGCCTAATGTATGGATCTGTTTCTTTGCCACCACTTGCTAGCCAGTCACCTATGCGTTGCTTAACATCTGATAGAACAGATATAGGTAACTCGAAAGCAATTTGGTGTAATTCGTACAGTGGACTTACACCACTTGTTAAAACTTCAACTACTAATGCAACTGGTACCGGTTTTATTTTCATTAGGTTTCACCTCACACCAATCTTTGTCCACAGTATCTAAAAAGTAATTTTTATCATTAACCACATAAAAAGGTATTTCTCCATATCTTGACCCTGCGACTGGAAATATCACTTCCTTGCCATCCAGTACATCCAAATGACTATTTAGAGCCTTTATCACACTTAGAGGTGCATGTTGCTTAAAGAGTTGTTTGCTGAATCGCACTTCCTCGCCACCTTTCTCAACATCAATTGCTTGTCCTTATCAGACATTGCTAGCCACTTTAGGTTGGTTGTGTTCATTTGGCTTCACCTACCTCCAAATATTGAATAAAAATTATCATCAAGAAACTGTGCCATTTTAATTGCATGAAATGACCATTTTTCCCCTGTCACTTCGGGATAATAAACAAAACCGCCTTTTTTAACATCTAAAACTTTTCTAAACTTTGAAGGATAAAGAATATTAGTTTTTATCCATTCATGTTTTTTATTAGTTCGAATTTCAAGGTCTTTCATAGTCCAGTAGGTGCCACTTAACTTCTCCTTTTGTAGTTGTTCAAACTCGATTTTATTGACTAACACATAATCATCTGGCACCTGAACAGTTAAATTCACCTGTAGTTGTTGCATTTAACTCACCTCTTTTTCAAGAAGCAACCCTAGCAGCTCGTTAAACATAGATGGATAATACAATGGCTGAGTCTCTTTAGCGTTATATGGACTGATGGCATTCTCTCCGTATTTACGTCCAGCCTCTGTTAACGACTTAAATTCCTTAGTGCCACCTTTGGAGCTTGGACGTTCTTTAAATTCCAATAGTCCTAGCTCAATCAAGCGTGTATTTACTTTAGCAGCACTCATTTTTACACCATGTTCTTTTAGTAACTGTGTTAATGACACTTTCAACTCTTCATCTACATAATCAGGTAAGTGGCTCGTTGGCACACCATGTTGTTTGTGGGCTTCTGTTAACATGCGTATTTTTGATGGCTCGTCTACACGTAGTATTTCCGTAGCATATTTCACACCAATGAGCTGTTTTTCGAAATCTATAGCGTTGCTTGATGATGCAGCTTGATTTTGAATGAACTCTTTTATTCGTTTAAACTCTTTGATAAATTTAATTTTCGTTTGCACAGCTTCTTTTGTGTTGTAGCTGAAAACCACAAGTGTAAATGCTTCTTCTGTGAGATTGAACTTTGGATATTGCTTTCCTCTGCTTTTGAAATTTGACTCCTGAAAATTTAGGAGCGAAAATTCCTCTCCTGCGTATTCAATTTGTGTACGAATATCAGCCACAACATTGTCGTGACGCTTTCCAAACATTTCTGCAATAGTCAAACTGTCAGTGACAACCTCATTGTTTTCTACAAATACTAATTCCAATTATTTTCCTCCTTTCGATTACCTTTCTGCTAAAATATTGGTAGAAAGGTAGGTGATAGATATGGCTGCTTTACCAATTCCAGCAAACCAATACTTCAATGATTTTTCTTTCGATTTAATTGAGTATGAAGTGAAACGAAAGAAAGTGATCGTTGGAAACTTTAAAGGTCTATTAAACAAAGATGAAAATGGCCGACATATTGCATTCTTAATGGATGCCTCTATCCTTCCTGGGGATGTTCTAACAGCTTCTCACCAGTCATTTGTCATCCGTAGTATCGAGCATGACCACTACAACGGCACGCCCGAACTGCTTAAAGCGTATTATTAAAGTTCTTAGCAACTTCGAGGTAAAACTTGCGTGACGATTGAGCAACAAATGTCAATATTTCCTCAACTTCTTGTGTATTTAAATTTTCAACTGTGGCTTCTAGTTTAAAATTTACAGTTGTACCATTCTGAAAACTTTCAGAAAAATTATTTTCAACAATCGTCGTTCCAGCGGCGATTGTTTTTTTCTGTTCCTCCACACTACTCACTCCTTCTCGCTTCAATTAACGTTGCTACCGTCATATCAGCTATAAGTTACGACTATACCGTCATTGGCTCGGTATCACAGCGCTTTGGAAATTATTAAACTGCTACATTAGCAACTCCCGAGAATAAATAATCCATAGATAAATTGGGAAAGAAAATATTTTTTATTGCAGTAGCTTCATCTAAGGTGAATGGATACTTACCGTTTAATTTGTCCGAAACTGTAGCAACACGAACACCTATTTTTTCTGCAATATCTTTACGCTGAATTCCTTGTCTTGCTAGTTCGGCTTCTAAGTTCGGGAATCTTTTGTTCATACGATTTCACTCCTTTCAAAAACGCAATTGCGTTGTGTTAATACGAATATTAAATGCAATTTAGTTTACAGTCAATATATATAAACGGAATTTCGTTAAAATTAAACGAAAATGAGTAAAAAGACCTTGTTTAATTACGGAATTTCGTATAAAATATTAGTATAAGGAGGTGAAAATAATTGAGTAGAACACAATATATAAAAAATATGATTGATGAAAAGTGGGATAGCAGAACAAAATTCGCAAAGCATATTGGTATACCACCAACAACATTGCAATCGATATTAGAACGTGGGGTTGGTAAGGCTTCTATAGATAACGTAATGAAGATTTGTAGAGGACTTGGAATTACGACAGACAGTTTACAATTTATATCTGATGAAATGGCATTGAAAGGAAACAATGTTGTGTATGATATAGGAAAACGAAACTATTACCGTTATATTCCTTTTTCTGTTTCAGCAGGCTTACCAATCGAAATTGATAGTGTAACTAATTACGATACAATTGCAATAACAGATGAGTTATTGGGTAAACATGCAGGCAACAAGAATGTATACTTCATGCGGGTGAATGGAGATAGCATGAATAATTTATTTCCGCACAATTCACTAATAGCTGTCCTTCCTCAAACTGTGGAGGACATAAAAGACGGTGACATTGTAGTATACAGTCATAACTATGATTATTCAGTTAAAACTTTTTATCGAAATGAAAACGAATTAATTTTTAAACCAAATTCCAACAATCCAATATTTCACGATTACGTATTTAAAATTAATGATGAAAATTTACGCATACACGGAAAAGTGATTTTGTACATCGTCAATGTTGATTAATTAACAAGCGCTTTTTAATTAAACAAAAAAAGAGCAGACTCATTTGTCTAGCTCTTTTCTTATACACACGAAAGGAGATTTTATAATGGCTAGTTTCGTCAAGCGTGGTAAGACGTGGCAATATACAGTGAGTCACTATATTGATGGTAAACCATCACATATTCGAAAAGGTGGTTTTCGTACTAAACCAGAAGCTGTGGCAGCAGCTAAAGAGGTTGAATACCAACTAACAAAAGGGCATGTTACCATAACAAAGAATACAGCATTTAGCGAGTATTTTAAGAATTGGGTTGAACTTTATAAAGTGGGGAAACATAAAACTACCTACACACGGTATATGAATTCTGTTGATCGGGTTAAAGAGTATTTTAAAGACATTCCAATACAGAAGATAACAAGTAATGAGTATCAAAAGTTTTTAAATGAATATGGTGTTGGAAAATCAAGAGAGACTGTCCGCAAATTGAATACACATATTAGAAGTTGTGTAAGAGATGCAATTGAAGAAGGATATATAAGCGTAGATTTTACACGTAAAGCTGAGTTTAATGCTACTAAAAGCGCAAAAAAAAGTGAAGAAAAACATTTAGACTTTGATGAAAGTATTAGACTTTATGAAACTTTATTAAGTAATGTTTCAAAGGAATCTATGTCATCATATTTATTACTGCTCGGATTAGTCTCTGGATTACGGTTTGGAGAGTTAGTAGGATTAACATTTGATAAGTTTGATTTTGAAGCGAATACTTTGAAAGTAGAACAATCTTGGGACTATAAAGATGGAACTGGTTTTGGACCATTGAAAAACGAACAGTCTAAACGTACAATTTCAATAGATGATGTTGTAATGAGTAAATTTGAAGAACTTTTTAAAATATTACCAGACCATCCTTTTGATTTAGTTTTCTTCAGTAGGATTTCAAAAGTATCTGTTCTATCAAATGAAGGTGTAAACAAAGCATTAAAGAATATCCTTTTGCAACTTAACATTAAGCCGATTTCAGTTCATGGATTAAGACATACTCATGCAAGTATCCTGTTGTATCAAGGAGCAAGTATAAATTCGGTTTCAGAACGATTAGGACACTCTGATATACAAACTACCCAGGATCACTATGCTCACGTTTTAAAAGAAATGAAAGAACGAGATGAAAAAATTGCAGTCAATATGTTTAAGAAACATAAAGAAGATCTGGTGTAATTTTTGTGTAATGACCTTTAAATATTCAATCGAATCTAATCGAAAACCACAAAAAGAAAAAACGCTCAAAACCCTTATATATCAAGGCTTTCAAGCGTTCTTCTCTCTTCATAAAATCCGCTAATTTTATGTCGGTGACGTCCCAGGAGGGATTCGAACCCCCGACCGACGGCTTAGAAGGCCGTTGCTCTATCCAGCTGAGCTACTGAGACATGATGTCGTTTCTTATGTATTCCATAGGAAGGACAATATTTATTATATGTACTTTATAGCATAATGTCAACATTAATTTTACTATGCAGGCAAGGTTTGCCTCATATATTTTATCATATGTTGCCACAGCATCCAT